TTTCTGTTTTCATCATCCTCCTATTATATGGGAATTGCTTATTTGGTCAACTCAAATCTTACTCATCATCATCTTCTTCAACACTATTCAACCAACTCTTATAATCTAATTTGTTGGGATAGAAGGGTTTAGCTCCATCCAACATTTTTCTTAACTCATTTAACCCCTTCTCATTCAACACTATCAAAGTGCTAAAATCTTCTTCACCATCATTATAAAACTTAACACCACTATCCATCTTTTCAGAAAACCTAAAACCACTCACATTTTCTTTCAATTCTTCTTCATTATAATTCTGCACCCAACCATCTCCACCACATTCAGTATCAATATTTAAAGCCACATATTTCATTTTTATATCCTTCTTTCTTATTATTAGTATAGGTGAAATCAGTTTTTAGTCAACCAAAATCTTCTCAATCTTTTTAACAGCTTTTTCAATAAATGTATTATCAAAACTATCCCACATACATTCATATAAATGGAAAAAAGCTTCATCATTAAACCCCTTCAACACCCTATAAATCCTATCACTCTTTTTATTATCAGTTAAATTGGCAATCTTAACTATACTCTGCAAATAAGGATACACATCCTCCAATCCATCTCCCTCTCCACATCCACTCTCCAAACTCTCTTTCATATCCAATTCAGCATCTTGTTTCAATTTAGTTAATACTTTTACAATCTTTGTTTTCATCATACTCCTTATTATATTGGAATTGCTTATTTTGTCAACTCCAAATTTCTATATTCTTTACTCATACCCCACACATTACCATCTCCCCTCCAACTTGCACTTTCTAACAATACCCAACCACTATCAATTTTATTAATTTCTTCTACAATATATCTCCAAACCTTTTCATATCCAAACCATCCATAACTCTTCCACACAACCTTATTACCATTCCACAATTCATTATTATATCTCTCACAATTATATTTAACAGTTTTCTTACCATCCATACCTTCACTTTCCAATTTCTTAACAAACAATTCCCTAACTTTCTTATTCAATTCTCTATTATTAATTTTCATTTTTATATTATATCTGTAATTTAATATTTTGTCAACCTCAAACTTTAATACTTCCATCCCTTTCAATTTTATATCTATTACCATCTTCCTCTAAATGCCTACAATAAACCATCCCATCATCATTATCAATATGCACTACAATTTCATCACTACCCTCACTACCTTCAAATATATAACCCACCTTCAATTCATTTTTATTAATTTTCATTTTTATATTATATTTGAAATTTGGATTTAGTCAATACTTTCACAATCCTTCAAACCCAATTTAGCCCTTAACTTTTTGTTTTCTTCATTCAAATCATTACACCCTTCTACTTCAATACTCCACAAATCAATACTTTCAATAAAATGCACACTACCCTCAATACCTTCTACTTTATGCTTTTCAGTAAAGTTATACATTTTCCAAAATGCTTTTTCAAATTGTTTATATAGTTGTTGGTATTGTTTTTGGTTTGATTTATTTAACATACTACTATTATAATGGATTTAGCAGTTTGTTCAATACAAAACTTAAAGTATTTTGTTATTGACAGATTCTGCAATTCCTTTATACTATATGGATAAGTTAGGGACAGCAGCACCATCTTATATTAGGAGAGGAGGGGGGGACTCTAGACCGCTACTTTACGCGTAAAGGTGTTGAGTATGAAGGGTGGTTGGATTGTTGGTTCTGAACAAACTACAAACAGTATTATAGTATCAAGTAGTTAGGGTATGGTAGGGGAGATCAACTATTTAGCAAACCCCAATTATAAAGGAGTTATAAAAGCTTTACTTTTTCTTAAAAAGATCTATAATCTTAAAGCCAAGCCATATCACACCAAAACATACAAAGAAGAAAGGTACAATACCTGCGAATAGAGTATCGATGGATATACTAAGCATAACGTCTGGCCAATTCTAATTCTACCCATTGTACAAGGTACTCAATGAGACAGATGATTCGGTCTTTCCCGGGTCGGAGTTCCCCGGTATCCTGGAGATGGTAGAAGTAGTCCAGGGCATGGGACACATCGATTTTACCTACAACAGAGTTAACCACTATCTTGGCAAATTCTAATACCTTACCATCGAGGGTGAAGTTCTCAATCCCCGCATCTACCTGGTCCATGATTTGCTGTTTGACCCAGTCAATCTGCTCTTCTATAGGCGAACTCATATGATCATTATATGTGCACGTGATAGATAAACAAGCTTATTATATCCAAACGGGGATAATCGTTGTCCGAGTTCATGTGAGATATAGACAGGGATAATAGTTAAACGGGGATAATAGACTAGTAAGGTTCACTATAGTATTGGAAAGGCTCACAGTGCATACCGTTGAATCGAATAGCAGGATCTTGATTGAAGTAGCCAATGAGCACCTCCCGGTCACCAGTGTTCGCCAGGCGGTCTATCTGGTTACGGAACTTATGGAGTACCTGGTACTGAGGGTCTGAGGAGTAGGTACAGTAATCGTAGATCTTATCATATAGAGCACGGGCCTCATCATTCAGGCTCATGATTAGTTCTAGGGGAAGGCCTATCTGCTCTTTAGGCCAGAAGTTTGGAAGCGTTTGTTCTGTTTCATGCATCATTCTCGTATTATGAAGGCCGCCGAATTAGAATACCAGCATTTAATTATATTCCCCATTATTTCTGTATTTCTGCTCTAACTACTTATAACGACAGAATCCGGGCCCATCCAGTCCTATTAAAAATACTACATTTTCCCTGAAAAAACCCCAAATTCTATGTGTTTTTTATTAGTTTATCCAGCCAATTCAGCTTGTTCTCATGATATAAGCCAAGGTATAATATGGAGGAAGATTGGCATTAGAGCCTGATTGGCCAGTAGAATTAACTGAAATTCCAGTTGTAGCAGAATTAGTATTTGGATTAACTTTAGAATATGTAGAGCTTGCTCCAACCCCAATATTGGGTCCAAATGTTTGAGAAAATATAGTACCAGTAATTGAATGAACATGACCGGGATCTGATACCGAATGGGTGTGATCAACTACAATAGCATCCTTGGTACCTCCCGTCTGAGTGTTTGAACCTGTAATATTGGTATTAGCAACTCCTGCATTATCGACATTAGCCCCTACAATGAACCTGTTTCTAAGATCTGGAGTACCATTAGATCCATTACATAATGCCCAATTTGTTGGTATACTAGCTATGGATCCTGACCATAATAGTATGGAACCTATAGGAACTATTTGATCAGCAATTTGTGTAATAGTTAGCTTTCCTGTAGTTGTTCCATCAGAGGCTGGTACAGTCAATCCTCTTGAAGGAGTAATTGTGGGAAGATCGGTAATCGTAACGTCTGCCATATTAAGATACCCTCATTATATAAGCTAATGCATAATAAGGAGGAATCGTACCAATAGAAGATACTGTATGACTATGTCCTTGATTGCCTCCAGTTGCTGCAATAGAGATTCCTGTTTTATTTTGTGTAGTTCCAACTTGAGAAGAGGTGTAATTATTTGTAAGAATGATCGGGTTGTATCCGATGCCTGCATACATGCCATAACTTGGCGATAAAAGGTGTGAATGGCCTGGATCTGATACAGTATGGGAATGAGAGGGTATTTGACTCAATGAAAGAGCAGTTGCATCTGTACTTCCTGATGCAGTAGCCGATCCCCCTGTTCCATTGACTGCATATGAGCTACCTGCTCCTACTATAAATCTATCCTGAAGATTGGGGGTACCATTAGATCCATTGCATAATGCCCAATTTGTTGGTATGGAGGCTAAGGATCCTGACCACATAATGATGCCTCCTATGGGCGTAAGGCCGGGTAGATTATTTGTTAAAGCTCTTCCCGTTGTTGTTCCGTTTGATAGAGGAATATAGGTATTAGAAGCAGGAGCCAGATCAGAGAGATCAGAGATGGATACATCGGCCATATCAATTATTTAATATCAACTCAGGTAAAAATTCGATTCTGAACCGTGCGCTAAAGCTAATAAAATACGCTCTCCTTTTGCCATTAAAAATTAATAAAGTGTGTCTAAAACTATATCAATATCTATGTCACTATAATAATCAAATTCATCTGCAAAAGGGGTATCAACAATAGGAACTGCAGCAGGAGATGCACAAGGGTTATACCCCGGCCAAGGTATAATGCAGGTGGGGCCAGATCCATGTAATGGAGGGTAAATTCTCTGTTTAGATTGATGGGTAGACCATGAAGTATTCTCGGGAACAAAAGGACATCCAAACACGCCCGCTATATTTTCTGATCTATAATATGCAAAATCATTACGACGTATTGTTATAATGGATCCTCCATTGTATGATGGATTTGTTATAAGTTCATACTTACCTTCATCTTTGATGTAAAAATTATAAGGATTACTCCATGACGATTTTGTATACACACCATCAACTTCAGGAGATCCACACCCCTGCACCAAATATGCATTTAGAGCACACTCATACTGTTGTGAAACAGCTGTAATGGAAGAAGGTCCCGGTTCCAGAACATTTTGTAATTCCCATGGCCCGGTAGCCTCATCTGGACAAACTAAATTCCTACTGGTACCATAACTTCCATATGTATAAGAGCCTCTGAAACCAGAGAGTCTGACTAGTTTGTAGGGTCCTACAACCCCATGGGGCCAGGTGGATTGTATTTCTAGTACATGATTTTCATCTGATATATTTCCTGGCTTCACAAATCGTGAAAGCATATAATTTTCAGTTGGATCAAATGGTACGGCTACATATATGCCATTAAACGATCCAGTACCACAACCTTCTACTCGATATGCTTGTACAGTACACTCTGCCATACTAATTATTTAATGTTAGATGTGAGAAAATTAGATTCTATATCAGGCGTATAGCTAAAAGAGTTGCAGCTATCTAAAGATGGCCACGCTAAAATTTGCAGAATCCAGCAGAGTATTTCCGCTATTACTTGGTATATAGTTATTTTTAAATCGAAAAGCCGATGCACTATAGGTTTCAGCGTGTGGAACAGCTTGATACGGAGACCCTGAGGATATGATGGCACAATAATTAGCATCTGCAAAGACATTATTAAAATATACTGAATAATCTCCTGTAGTATTCCTAACCACCTTACTGACATTATAGGCAGATCTTATTGTGCACTGGAACTCATTTGCAACAGTTGTACCTGTTGTTCCATTAAAATTAACCCATGCCTTTGCTAGTTGCTGTGTGTTAGGTAGACTTGATGAGGTTATATAGCCTGCAGGATTGGTTGCTCCATTGTATGGTGTGTATCCCAGAGCTGTAGTGATCTGTGCTGAAGTCATGACCCCACATACTGCTCCTAATGTTAGACCAAATGTTCCCAAACCGTTTGATATAGGAACTACATTATTAGCATTACCAGAAATAGCTAAGGGTAATTCAGAGATGGATACATCGGCCATATTATTATTTATGGCCTATTTATTATTAATTCATTGGCACAACAATAAATCTATTCAATAAAACAATCAACCCATCCAGCATCTTGCGGTATTCATTTTTATCATATTCTGTGGGATCACCCAATATGGTCTGAGCCATCTTGATGATATGTTCTGTGCGAGCCTCATCATTTGCAGCACCATGCAATATGTCTCTTATCTCACTAGCTGCTTTCATTAATCCCGGCATGGGATTATAATGAAAAGCAGGAGACACCTCTGTATCTCTTTGTTTTTCGTCTCTAGCATTCTCTCTATCTCTCATCTTATCTTCTGCACTATCTTCTGCATTCTCTGATTTACCAGCCTTCTTGGCAGCATGCTTGGCAGCAGCTTCTGGGTTCTCCATTTTCCATTTGGCCCATCTGTTCTTGTTCATCTCCCATTTCCTCTGTGTACGCTCTTTTCTTTCATCCGCACTCTCTGCATCCTCATCTTCTGTATTAGTACTACCTGCTGGTGCATCCAATATCTTCAAATGAGCATCTGGTGTTATAGCTATAGTACCATATTCATCTGATTCACAATTATAAAACTCTCCATCAAAGGGCTCACAATTGAATGTAGTACCCTTAAAGAACGACACAGATTGTACTGTACCATTCAAATAACAGTCAAACTTCTCATCTCTTAATAACAATAATTTAACTTCACCTGAACCATACTCTTCTCCCCTTCCTCCCACTTGTCCTGATGCATAAGGCACATCTTCTTCTGAGTCTTCTGAGCCATAATCACCGGTGGCCAACACTCTGTCATAAGCCTGTTGTTCATTCAATTTACCTGGAAACACATAATACCAATCCCCATTATCATTAGACATTACAAAATGATCTTCACGAAATTCTCTAAATTCTTTAGGAAAGGTCTGATCAATATTTTCTGGTTCAACATCAGGATCTGCAGCCATGTTGGCAATCATTTGCTGCACAGCACTCTTCAGATCAGCAGCCTGAATATACTCAGGCAAATTGGTATCAAAACCATGTTCAGCTCCATTGTCTGTGCCTCCACTAACTATGGTGAAAGTCCTGTTCTGCAAAGCTTCAAATATTAAATGATCATCTTTTCTCATATAGTTATTTATTCAGCATTCTATCTTGTAGCATCTGCGATAAAGTCTTAACATCTTCTTCTAAATTAACAATATGGGTAATAGCCATCTCATTATAAGGTGTTTGTTCCGAGGGTGTTTTATCTAGCATATCAATTAAACCTTTCACAATGTTATATGCTTGTCCTAATTTAGAACTAATATTATATGATACATCATCAGGTCTTGCATTTTCTGCATCCTCTGAGTTATTGGAGCCAGCCAAATAAGCTTTATAGTGTTCACCATTGATCTCTCCCATGCCGCTTATCTCTACAACGCTATGCATAAAGTTAGATTTTCTGGACATGAAAACCGTGGGGTATTTGTCTCTCTCTTTATCTTCATGGCTAATCTTGGTCAACTGAAAGCCTCTCTTCTTCAATTCATTGATCAATGTATTCTGAATGGCTGTGATACCTTGAGGATAACCATGCGGTTCATTCTCTGCATCTTCATCGGGAACATTAACTTCTATCATATCCTTTCCATTGCGCAAGCCCTTGGGAGTAACCTTTACATTTTCTTTACCAAATTCAGCTTCAGCCTGCTTTGGATCCATGCTGGTTAATTTCCACTTTCTTTTAAAAGCTTCAAAAATCAAATGATCATCGTTTTGCATACAATTATTTAGTTTTATATCAATAAAAAAGACGGTTTTTTTAACGTGGACACCGAAAAACCACGATGATGACCAGCTACTTGAGGTGAACTGGATTAACCTGACCTTTTGGTCGGCCTCCGAATATCTTTAGTAAACCCTTAGCACCCAATAACCACCAAGTTGTGCGGTAGTTTCAACACCAATGCCCATCTGACCGGCAAGGCGATAGATACTGGCTGGAGTTGTATGAGGATAGAGGAAAGCATCTCCCACATTTAGATTGCGCATAGTATTTCCAAGCTTACCAGGATTACGTCCTGGATTGGAAGTACCGGCTTTGCGGTAGATGGGATAATGCTCTTGGGTATGTTTTTTAACGTAGATGTTTTTAATTTTCATAAATGTATTATACCGGGAATCCTTAAACTGGTCAAGATTATTTTTTAAATATTTCTTTAAAGAAAGCGATAAAGTCAATTCCGGTAAGACCAGTTTCTTCTAACTCACGAGTCTCAATAGTTTTTCTAGCTTTTTTCACTTTAATTTCTTTTTTTTTATTCTCTCGTGCTTTCATTTAATTATTATATGAGAGAGAGAATCGTTTTACTACTGAAATTAATTCTGATACCAACTTTTTTCAATAAGCTTTTCAGATACATTATGAAGATGTTTAGCTGTATGAAGAGTAAGCTTTGAAACAGATAAGAGCATATCACTCAAAGCGCTTGCAATACCTTGAAGAGCAATAACAAGAATAAAATTAATGTCTGCAAGTCCTTCAACAAGAGCGGGTTGAACAAAATTACTAATCATTTTTGTTATAGTGCTCACTATGCCCGAGATTATCTGAAACATAAAGTAAAGACCTTCCAGAGTTATATAGAGAAATGTACGAATCATGTCTGTTAGTATTTTCATTGGTATTGGATATGATCTTCCCATCGATAATCTTCTCGCTCAAAGAAATCATCCATCATTTTTAATAGATGAGATGGCTTTCGGTTGTCAAGATCAACCCACCATTTATTAAATCGAGCAATAAATTTACCATCTTCATTGAGATTTTTATATCCTCTTGCCCCTTCTGATTGATGACAGACATGAAAGAGCTCTTCATAAGCTTCTGTCTTATCTATGAGAGCTTTATTCATATAGAGTTTAACTATTCGTTTGGCTAGGTGTTTCATTGTGTTCATATCCTTCATGCTAGTACTTCCATTCCTGGACTAGTTAAATGATCGTAGATGTCTTCTTTATCGGCCAATACAGCTTTATGCCAAACATTACTAAAGCTTTCATCGTTAAAAAGAATACGATTAGTATTCGCAGGATAGCTAGTAATCTCTCCTTCAATATTCTTAAGCTTCTTCCATGCCACAACCTGCCAACATCCAAAGAAATCACCATGTATAAAAGGCTTACTAATATCGCCTTCATAGGTAGTAATAGCGTACTCCACATCCACATCTTTAAAGAGCTCTTTTGTTTTAGCTTCTTCTCTGCTAAGCTTCTTCTGAAGCTTCTTATCTTCTTCCATACCAGCATAAGGCTTATACCAGAATTTCATATGGTAAACGTTACGAACAATTGTAGTATCGTTATCAACTTGGATCTTCATCCAGACACTCTTCGATGGTTTAATTAATTTATAGATGTATGCGCTCATTTTACTTTTTTATTGTAATTATTAATTAAATCTTCAATCATTTTCTCAAGATTGAAGACATATTTACGAAGTTTATTATTCTCCTCTCGTAAACTCGTCAAAGCCTCCTCAAACATTTCATTATCTACAGATCCCATATTAACCTTTAGCTTTCCCTTCGCTAATTAAACTGTTGCAATAAGCATCTGCCTCTTCGTAAGTATCAAAAGATTTGATCACCTCATCCTTTTGACACCCACAATTGTCACATGCAGTGACTTCCTTTACCACATTAAAGATAGGCAAACGCCCATCATACTGTTCTGTTACTTTAAGTATCATTTCTTTTTAAAGACCACATCAATGGCAGTATTCTTGATGAATCCGTTAGCACTTTTGAGGTTGTATCCAGGGGAACACCTGCACATACTACAACCTGCATACATGCTAAACTTACGACCATACCAGCCTGCTTCAATCAGGAAGCTCTGAATTTCAAAAGAAGCCGCATTAAAGAAAGCAGATAGAAAAGCTTCATCGAGCCTAAGCTCCATCCTATTAAACTTACGCCACAATTTATCATTCTCTTTATTCACGCCTTTAACGCTAGGCATAGGCTCTTCCATGAAATATGGATGACTAGCTTTTAGTTCCCTAGGACTAGGAACACCGCTGCGGAAGATGATATTCTTCTTTGCATTGGCTCTGTCTCCATAACGACCACGGAAGCTAACTGTAGCTGTCCAGTTTTGACTTGCAGGATTATCTGCTAAGAGCAAGGGGTCAAATAAATCAAAGGTAAAATCCTTGCTATCTTTACCCACAGAATACAATGCATTCCAATCAATTTGTTCTATTGTTTCATTCATCATACTACTATTATGGCTGAAATTAGGAATAGGTCAAGACTTATTTTACTGCAATCCAATACCATCCAACTTGAGCCACAGCATAACTCAAGTAACAAATACCCATGCCTAGATTACCTTTAAGCAATTGATCCACAGCCACATATAGGTATATCAACCCCACCAATATAATAAGACTTACACTCATTTTCTTGCTGCTAATTCTTCTAGTTTTTCTATTTCTTCTTCAGTAAATTGATCTGCTAGACCGGGATCCCTACCAATACGCTTTAAGGTTGTAAGTGCTTCTTTCTTAGTCATTTTAATAGATGAATTGCAATAGTTGTTCCACCAATAATAATTAACCAACTCAAAATACCAAGCAACAATGTCCAGATGATTGATACTTTTTCTATTACTTTATTCATAATGTTTAATAAGATGGTCTAGGTGATCGAGAATATCATGAAGATCATCTCTTTTTTTATTTCCACTGATATTGTGATCATAGAAATACTTCACAGCAGTTCGTATGTCAATTAGCTGGTCAACTGTAAACCATGCATCAATCAAGTTATTCATCTACAATACCCACTTCTCCTTCAAATTCATAAGAACATCCCTTAAGAAAATAGCCTACTTGTCTCAAAACCTCATCAATAGTAGTAGCTTCAAATTGCATAGTCAATGTGGGTCTGCATATCTCCACACTACCAACCTTGTCAGAGGATTTACCATCCATAAACTGCCATTCAAATTTAAATTTGTTCATTGCAATGCCTCAACATGTCTTCTGCAATCACTTTAATAATACTACAATCATCACCTTCATGTCCTATGGTCTCTGTGCTGCGCTGAGCCAATTCAATGATGCGTCTCAAGTTATATGCAAAGTCGTGTTTATTCATAGTTTTAATATTATGCAGGAACACAGATTCAGTTCAAGCTTTATCAAAACAATCTACTCCTGCTTGATGTTCAAAGGTTAACATGCCAAACCTGTGACTTTTTTCATTGATACAGACACCCCAATCATATCCAAGCTTGCCTTCTAATGCGTTAAAATATTTGCATCCCACAGAGCAATCTGGATAATGTTTATCAGCATCTGCCCATCTCTCCACCTTGCCCCATGGGGTATAATCTGCAGTATGTTTGACCATGGCATCCAGCAATTGATCATGCAGTGCTGTTCTCATGAATCTTCATACCATGATCTACAATTTTCTGAAGCCCATTTTACATCTTTCTTTGGATATCCTTTTGAGAGGAAGAAATCCTGCAGAGAGCCATCCTTGTTCTCATCATAAGGTGCAGGGAACCCATACTGCCAGCCACTGGGAGGATCAACATAAAACTTTCCTTTCACCTCAAGGTTGTTAGGCTTAGGAATTACTTTTTTTTTTGCAATTTTTTGCAATTGTTGTCTATTTTTCTCTGCTACAATTGTACCTACAGAAGGTTTATTTACTGAGGACAGCTCAAATTTATTATCAATTAAATTGGTAACAATGTGATTAAAACCAATATTAAGATATTCTTTATCTGTTATAACGTGCTTGCCAATTTCAGTAATTTGTTTTAGCCAATGATCTGGGCCTTCAATATCAGCTTGATAATATGTCACTTTTTTAAATGGACCTACTTTAATTGTAGGTAATTTTTTCAGATTTTTCTTCTTCATATCATTATTATAGATTATAAATTTTTAAATCAAGAGAGGAGGAACGGTTAAAAACTTAGTCTCGCCTTCCAGGCTATGTGCCTGGCGCGCTGAGGCCTAACCTATTCAGTCACAGCTATAGTGCCTGCCTCCTGCTCATGCAAATTCTGGCTCCATTCTTTTATCAAGTTCTTTCTTAATTTCTTTGCGCAACTTATCATTTATCCAATGTTCAGGCTCTTGTTGCGCATAAAAGCCTTCCCCGACATTCTTACCAGCCTTGAATGCTACCCGCTCCAAGGCATCCTCCAGGTCCCAATCAAGCTTGTGCCGAAAAGCTTTGGATGTATAAACATTCATAGCCTGTGTTGGGGTTAATCCTGACTTGATCAATCCATTGAGAAATGCATTGGAAGCAATATAAGCACACCGCTCAAAGGAGATTGATTGTTTGAGGAGATTCACTTTGTCAGTAGAATCAGAGCCTGTAAAATCTTTGAACTTAAGATGCATTGATACGCCTCTCATAAAGATCAACACATTCTCGGACATAAGAATGTTTATTTTTATTATTACTTTTCCAAATGCTAAACATCTCATGATTAATATCAGAAGAACTAATTCCACACCCAGTGCCTTCTAGCTCTCTACTCAGATTATAAGATGCTCCTGAACGAACATGAAGTTGGGTTAAAGGAGAAAGCGTCTGCATCATTTCTCTCCATTCATTCCAGTCTTTTTCAAACTGTTTGTGATACTGCTTTGCTGTCATTGTTTTCATCATACCAATATTATGAAGGAATATAGCCTTTAGTCAAGATTTTTTATTTTACAATACTTTACGTTAACGCCTGTAGCTTCTTTAACCGCTTGATGGGAGCGATAGTTCAAATTACCAAACCCTACTTGACATTGATAATCATCAAGATCTGCAACTAGTTCAGAGGGAAGCTTTTTACGCTTATCATAAGCTTCGTATTCAATATCATAAATTAAAACTGTTTTCATTAATCAAGCTTCCCGTAATATTGCTCAAGCCGTCTTCCATCAACATTTTCAATACTGTATTCAGATGTATAAACAATAGCTTCAGGAGTTTTATTAATAAACTCAACTATATTTTTAACTTCTTTATTTGTAAGTTCTGTTGTACCAACAGTGTTATCTATATGAGGAAAAGGACAGGTAAAAGCTCTATTAGAATTTGTACATACTTTAATATAGAATGTTATATCTTTATCCTCTATACTTAAGTTGTTATTAAATTGCTTAGGGCTATATACGGTAAACTCCTCAAAGGAATATACTTCCCCAATTGTTCTTTTTTTATACATTATTATAATTCTTTATTATTAGTAAGAAATACTTGCTTAGGATTAGCACCAAACTTACCAGCTAAATCAACATCACCTCTAAAAGATTCTACTTGATCTATATTAACCATCCTGCCTCCAGTAAGAACTTGTACTGATTGACTAAGCTGCTCTGGGGTAAGCATATTAATAATATCACGTAATCTTGCAAATGTCATAAAATTATTTATTAATCTACTTCTACAAGATCGTAATCTTTAAGAATAACGGCTCTAGTAAAGGGGTGCTTAAGGAAAGCTTTTGCATCAGTAAGCTTCTCGAATGCAAATTGCTGATCGCGCTTACCAGTACTCAAGTCAGTTCCTCCTCCAACATTGCGACCGTTAAACTTTTCCATACACAATGTTTCTAATTGTACCTCTGAATCAGTATACTTGTGTTGAGCTTTCATATATACCAACAGACTATACTCTTTGTTCGTTTGTTTTTTCATCATGCCAATATTATGGCTGAATTTCGGAATAGGTCAACTCTTTTTTATTAGCTCAGGAGAATACTGAGGCGGAACAGCTATAACTGCTTCGTTTTTAGCAGTTTCTAGCTTAGCTGTTCTCTCTCTTAGCTCACTAGAGGAATATACATGACGGCGCTTATGGTAGTGAAGCTCTATACCATTGTCAATGCAATATTGTTTACCTGTAAAGTCTCTATTCTCATACTCTTCACTCAAAAAGCGAACATTTATTGTTTGTGTCATTAATAGTTGAAGCAAATCAAACTCTGTACTATATACAAGAATCTCATCTACATATTTACATGCTTGAAGCTGGACATATCTCTCATAAATGCTCTGCACAGGCTTATTTTTAACTCCTGGTCTATCAATTGTTGGGTCAACCTGTAAAGCTACTTTAAGATAATCACAAAGTTCTCTTTCCATTCGAAGCATAGTAACATGACCGCAATGTAATAGATCAAAAGAACTGCAATTAAATCCAATTTTCATATAAACACTTATCTGTAATTATAAAATGCTCAAGCATTAAATATTTTTATGAGGTTTGATTCTCTATTAAATAAGTTTCTTACTGAGTATAATGCTCAACCTATAGAAGGCATTATATATGAACAGTATAGTATTATAGAGAAAAAAGGGTTCTATTATTTGTTCAACGAAAATAGGAGTAAGATTTTAGGATCTGGTAAGTCAGTTAAGCAAGTAAAAGAGTTAGCCGATACTATTAATAGTGGTTGTTAAAACCAGGGCTTGTCAATATAATCTGCTTGATGTTTCTTTGTTTCATTATAAGCTAATCTCAATTTAAAATGATTAAGAGTGTTTCCAAGCTCATTAACCAGAACATTTAACTCTAGTTCGTTTTGTATTTGGAACTGTTCAACAAGCTCTATCAAGCGCTTTAATACTGTCATAGTATTAAAGATATTTATTCTTTAATATTTACTTTTTGTAAAAGAAGCCTTCTCAGCAGGCTCATTATAGCCAGTATGTATGGGATAGAAATAAGGTTTTACCTCTTCTGTTGAATACGTAAAATGTGTTCCTGGATATTCTTTCATCTTTCTTGTACAGTATACTGCTGCTTCTCTAACAGCAGAATTACCATTAGAAGCTTTGACAATTTTATCATATGATATATTAGGATTAATAGAAAAGGTACAACCAGGGTCGCTCACAGTAACCTTTACTAACCAGAGCTGGGGACGTAAACTATATTTCTTAACTTTTGCCATATGAACAGTATAACACCTCAGGTCTAATAACGCAAGGAACAAAATCAAAATATTTGTTACCGTCTTTATCATACCACATTTGACCGCCTCTGAAAGAAAGAGCAGGATCATCTTTAAGATATGATAGTTCTAAAGCGGCCATAGTTTCTTTTGCAAGATAGGTATTCATTATTTGTTCTTTCGTTTTCTCTTTCGGAGGCTCATCAAATTGCTTTAAGAGCTCTCCTAATGTATTAGGCCCAGTCGTGACTATTTTAATAGTAAAAAAGTTTTTAATATATTCGAATAATGCGAGCATAAAGACTAGTTATTAGTACCCAAACAGATTGCGACATCCAACCAAGAATAAACCCTAATAATATTAAGGTCAACCCTACAGAGCAATCGTTAATTACTATTTTAGTTACTGTGTAAAGCCAATTACCGAGCGTACGGATCAGCTTCATTGGTGTAAACCTGACAAAGATTAAAACCTTCACCAAGAGACTCTTGTAAAAAAGATCGTGCTTCTTCTGCAGATTCTGCTTTTACTTTTTTATACCCCATAAAAATAGGAGGGCATTTATCGTTGCGATAGGTTTCAAATAAGTACGAGTTCATTTTTCTCCGGGGTTAGATTTACTACACTTAGAAAGTTCTCGAGCTGTTCTGCTTCTAGCTTTACATCAAATCTTTTACTAATATCATGTACAATACTGTTTAAGATAGTTTCATTATTGACAATAGACGTCAATACCATATTAACTATATGTTGGTTATTTTTGCTATTCATTTATGTATTATAGGCTCCTTTTTAACATACATCAATAAAAGATTTACTATTTACCCTCTTCCAATTCTCTCGCTGTTTCTTTTGCATCATTATATTCAAGATGTTGAGAAGAATCTATAATAAAATCAAGAAACAAATCATACATTTCATTAAGCTTTTTATTATTCTTTATTAAATGTTTAGCTGTATCATCGAGAGTATTTAGAAACTTATAAAACAAGATGTTATAACGCGAGAGAAACAATCTATCACAAGCTTTTTTTATTTCTTCTTTTTCTTTCGAAGAGGTAATCATGATAGAGGTTATAGAGCTTAAAAATATATGCTATAGGAAATAAAATAAACAGAGCAACAAATACCTCGATACATTTTTTCACTCATTTACTTATATCAAATCCTTCATCTTCGAGAATAATCTGAGCGCTCTCTTCAGCAATATTAATAGCGTCTTGATAATCTTTATCCTGAATACATTCAACAACAGCATCAACCTCGTTGGCTACAACGCTTGTATCAGCTAGATCATCTAGCTCCATAGGGACATATTTGTTAATATTGAGGTTGATCAACCAGCGAGCTACTTCATGCTCATCGTGACCCGCATCAATATATTCCTGTACTTTAGAAGTTGTAATCATAAAACTTTATCGCTTGTTCGCCTTTCTTGTGAAGGCCAAATAAACTATACTGTGTTCTTTGTCCGACTTCTGCCCAACGTTTAGCTTTAGAGCGCCAACTAAGGGTCTTTACTCTATTCTTTGGGTTGCTAGTTAACTTATATTCCTGAGAATGGTTGTCAGAAAAGTGACCGCAGAAACCGCCTGGGTGAAAATCTTTAGGCTTACGCGTACATTCTGAATCCAATTCACGAATCATAATTCTACGAGGGCTAATAACTTCTATTACTTCCCATGCATCTCTATCTGTATAATGAAATTCAGTTACATGCTGACCGACAAATGGCGCTTGTTCAGGTAATTGTACTGTCTTAAGGTTCATACAAACATTATGGTTGAATTATAAAATTAAGCAAGCTTTATTAAAAAAGGTCTAAAGTAGTTTATATCTCTACGAAGATGACGATAAGACGCATCAAATTCCGCATATCTTTTGTTATTCTTATCAATCTGAATATATTCTGGCTTATGTTCTAAATAAGCTAACATAGATTTTCTATCATATTCTACCGCCCATCCTGTATCTATATCTACATGAATCATACGATGATTTGCTTTATCTTTTATTTCATCTGGGTACACTCTAAACATTCTTTTTGACATATTACCTTTTACATCTGCAGTATAACTATTGTACCACGAATCTTTCTTAAATTCGAAATCAATACCCTGTAACTGTTTATCACGCTTGTCATGAAACCAAGTTACCTTGTTATATGTCTTTTTAAGATAAGAGAAAACTATTTCTTCTGCTTTAACTCCTTTGCGAACGTTCGGTTTATCTCCAAAAGCTTCTATGGTAGTCTTAGTCCATTTACTAGTAACTCTATCACTCACTATCTTCTTATTGTAGGTGACTTTTTCTTCTTCTGCAACAACTTTCTTTATATCATACTGTTCTCGGAGCTTTTTAAACCCCTCAATCCAGTTCTCTCTTTTATCTTGAAAGACTTGACATTCACCGGATTCACAACTAATGAGAACAGTAATATCTGAAATAGCGATACCGGTGCGCTCTTCAAACATATAACTATAAGCGCTAGCTTGCATGAAGTAATCCCATATATATTCACGCTTCTTTAGTTTAGAACTCGTCTTAAAATCAATAATTGATAACATATCGTCAAACCTACCAACACAATCTACCTGACCTGCAACTCTCAGCTTATCTGAATATAGGTGTTGCTCCATACATCTTATGTCACTAATACGGGTTAAAAGAGGTTTAAACTGATTAAACATACCTCCTATAGTATCTAGCGGAACTTTATTATCAAGGAACTCTTCACAAAGCGAATGAAATGCGGTTCCTCTCTTAGCGGCAAAATTTTTAATCCTATCAGCTTCTTCATCTCCAACACGATCGCGCCATCTTTTAAGACCTTTCTTTTTTTCTTCAGATAGAACTGTTGTGACTGAAGGATACTTCTGTCCTTCAGGTGTTACGTAATACCTTGTTCCTGTTTCCAAAGTTACTTTTTGTAACTCCGGTAATTTAATTCTCATTACCTACAGTATACTCGACACTTAAAATATAGTCAAGCTTTTTATGTAAATTTACTTATTTATATACAATCATTAATGCAGTTGATGTTCCTAACTCTACATTACTGTTAGAATCAATAGAAATATATTCATCAAATTCATGTACTGTTTTATTAACTACTACAGTACCATCAACAGGAATTACGTAGCAATTACTGAGTAATCTTGATTCTCTTATTATTTCTGCTCTATACTCTCTTGCAACATCTACCGGGCTGAATGCTACCCACTTAACGCCGGAGGGAATTAAAAATTTGCGCGTTGTTGTAAACAAGCTCTTAACGTTATAAAAACCTCCTTTTTCAAATATTGTGCCTGTGGTTTCCTCTACCCCTCCGCCGTCAATAATAAATAAGTAGTGAGAGTTCCATCTAGGCTCAATTTTATATGTATTTGAGAATTCTGGCCCTTTTTCAATTCCTCTGCATACTGTAAATTCAGTAAAATGAAAAAGCTTATCCTGTTTTGCTTTCTCTTCCTCTAATGTATACTTGCTCTCAATATTCATGTATATATTTACACTTTCATTATGTAGCACAAAGCATAATAAGGTGGAAGGTTAGCATTAGTACCTGATTGGCCTTCAGCTGCTACAGTAATATTAGCGGCCCCAATTTGACCATTGCCTTTGATAGCATTAGTAGTTGATGAAAACAAGCTTGTATCAAGAATGCCAAATAATGCTGTTCCTTTTCCTCGCGAGCTACTAACGCCTAATATAGCATGCACGTGGCCGGAGTCAGATGCTGTATGTGAATGACTTACTACTATTGCATCCTTTAATCCACCTGTTGTTCCTACTGCTGGTGTTGTTACTCCTGCTCCTACTACAAATCTATCAACAAGATTAGGAGTGCTATTTGTACCATCACAGAGAACCCACCCGGAGGGAATGGCGTTTGCAGCGCCTGACCATAATATAATACCCCCAGAAGGTACATTTGAAGCAAGTGAAACGACTTGGGTAACAGATGCACTATATGTAGTACCCCCTTCGGAGTAAGGAACTAATGCAGCTCCTGCAGGCTGTCTTTGAGTCAATTGAGATATTGCTACATCTGCCATTTAAATATTTATTAAAAAAAGAGCGTATATATTGCTATATACGCCCTAATCTCGCGTCACGGTTTACGCAAAAGAAACTAGCAATCTGCCAAGTCAATTACATCGTATTCGAATTTAAATGGCTATAACTATCTAGCCTAGTTAAATGTAATCAGCCTACGTACTGTGCTATGTTGTTACATCATAGCGAAGCTTTAAGACTTGTAATATTAGCCAGGGATGTTTACACTGTATGATTTTCGATTTAGCAGGCTTACTTCTTATTAATTTCACTTAATAGTTGCTACTATCATACTCCCGTTCATTTACAAGTATATCTACTTGTATTCGCCTGTGGGTCTCGGCGTTGGACTATTCAAGATTTACCTTCGAGGTCCCAACCTCTACTTCTTACAGATTTGCTATCAAAGAACTTATAATGATTATATGTACTTTTCTAGAGGAAGCAACTAGCTTTTTTAAATTTTTATAAAATTAGCTATAAACCCAATAGAACAAACACCTAACAAACCTAAAGCTGTTACTAAAATCATGTAATAGTTATTACAGCTTCATTATATATGCAAGGGCATAAAAAGGCGGTAAGTTCTGATTGGTGCCTGATGAGCCTTCTGAATTGATAGTAATTCCTGTTTGATTTTGTGTAGTTCCAATTGGATTTGGGTCATAATTTTTTCCAAGAATGACCAGGTTGCTTCCGCCGCCTACATTCCTGCCATAACTTGGAGATACAAGGTGAGAATGACCAGGATCTGTTATTCCGTGACTATGGCTAACTACAATAGCATCTTTTGAACCCCCCGTTTGGGTGTTCGATCCCGTAATATTGGTATTAGCTATACCTGCGTTGTCAACATTAGCTCCAACAATAAATCTATTTCTTAAATCAGGTGTATTGTTTGTACCATCACACAATGCCCAGCCTGTTGGTATTGTGGCTAATGAACCATACCACATAGATATGAGCCCTTTAGGTAGAATGTTGCTCAACGCAGCATTATATGTTGTCCCGCCTTCTGAATAGGGAAATACAGCCGAGCTATTAGGCTGTCTATTAGTTAATTCAGATATGGTTACGTCGGCCATATCTAATATTTAATAAAAAACTTATTTCTTTTTCTTCTTAGTCTTTTTTTTCTTTTTCTTCTTAGGAGCAGCTTCTACCTCATTGAGATAATCAAAGTTAGGTAGATCCTTCTTAAGGACATCATACTTAACGTATTCTGCTAATGTAAGGGCCTTGTCCTTAACTGTAAAAGCTAAGTCTTCTACCTTCCACTTAACAGCTTCAACTGCATCTAATACTTTGTCGAATAGGCTCATAATAGTATTTATTATATAATGTTTAAAAATAAACAAAAAACTTATGATTTAGACGACATATTATTTTATAAAAAAACTGTAATACTTTATAAGGAACTGAACCATTATGAATGATACTATACCAATCATAGCTACAAGAAAAACAGAGTTTGATTTTTTAATTCTATATTCATTCTTTTCTAGATAATCCATAGCAGCATTATATTGTTTTATATGTTTACTGTCCATACAATGATTTATATACACTAATGTCTCTAGCAAGCCTAAATACTGGTATGTTCAACGCAATTAAAAACCATTTTAGTAAAGCTTATAATGTTGCGTTCTGGATACTATTTGCTCCGGGAATGATTGTAACACTATCCGGTGTTTACGAATTATATACAAAATATTTTGATGAGCTGACTAAACAAGATCACATGCAATTTTTTTTAAGATTCTTTTTTCCTATTTCTCTTGCGCTATATATAACAGTATTAGAACGTAGACAGAGATTACAAAAAGATGATCTTATTAAAAGAGGAAAAGATTATTTAAGACGAAAGCGATCGGCTAAATAGATAACATATAGTACTACTGCAACACAAACTAAAATTGAAGATATACTCATTTTAATATATTATCACAAAACTTAAGAGATTCACTCTTTGCTTCATCTAGAGTTTTATATTTACCTACTATTGCACCCGAACATGTTGCGGTGAATGTCCCTTTTATATGCTCAGTAATTACAATATAATAGCATTTATAATCTTTATACACCCATTGGTTTTTGAGAGGATTCTCCCGCCATGTAGTTTCATCAATCATACGCTGACGCTTCTTTCTTGAATAATATTTTGGTTTAGCTGGCAACAGCTGATATTCGATAACGCTCATTTAGAAAAAGCTTTGTTCCACATTACTTCAAAATTAACACCTATAAAACGAAAACCGAACTCCCAAAACGTTTTGTGAAATGTACCGTAGAGCTTTGGAAACAGATTAAATTTAAAAGAGTTTAGAATATATAATCCTAGTCCATTATTAAAAATAATTTTAAAGAACGGTCTACTAATAAAGACTCTAGGGTCATTAGCCCAATTACCATATGCATCACTTTTATCAGGTCCAAATTTAATTATCATAATCTGTCATACCATTCTTTTTCAAATACTATAGAATGTGTTACCTCAGCGGTAAGAAGGTGCCTAGTTACAAACCCTACTTTTTTAATAGTGCTGTGCGATAGAACAGAATCATTATCGTTTTCTTTAATTTCAGGATCATTAAACTTCATACTCATTAAATTATCGCCATAATGGCTCGAAAGAGCAACAGTATGACTGGCTAACATTCTTTCTTTGCGTGTCATTAAAAGTTACAATTTGGATTATTGTTTATAATGTCTGGATCTTCTGGAATAGACTCTGAATTGCCTCGAGTAGTATGATTAGTGCAACCGCGCTTATGCTCACTATTGCCACACGTTTTAGTACCATTATATGTTTCATAAAACATTTCATCTAAAATATCATAACACTCATCAATATTTACATCGTGCTTACGCAATATACTATATAATTCTGATTTAAATTGATCACTCATAATATTAATATAGCTTCTTTTTTGAAGTAAATCAATCCCAAAGATTTTTATAGTATATACTGAATAGCTGTAGACCTCTTTTTTGTCTTTTTTCGCCGACTGTAAACGCTTGTTGGTCTCTGGTATCACTATATGTATCTAGATCTATCTGCCATTGAAAAGCAAATATAATATCGTCTATAACAGCTCTCCATTCATCTTCTGTAAATGCATTAGGACCTTCATATCCCGGTTCATTTGATCCTGCATATACTTCATCTACGGTTAATTGCTCTATATTACCAAATCTATCTTCTCTATGCCATTTAATACTAGTACCGTGAAATTTATCTCTCATTGCTTTAAGAACAGGAATCGTTTTCCTAGCAATATACCAAGCAGCATTCCATTTATCTAAATCATCATACCCTCTAAACAACCGTTGTAATGCATATTTACAATTGTAGTAAAGCCCTGAAGTAAGTTTGTAGTAATATTTCCAGAAAAATAGATAGGAAGCTTCTATATATTTATTTTTAGAAAATACAGGCTCACTATACCACTTGCCCATTATTCGTTTTACTTGCAATTCTACTTCTTCTTTACTTTTCATTTTTTGTTGGGTAAATTTTATTAAGAATGTAGTAAACTGTTTTGTAGATTAGATATACAGAGCTTGTAATAGCGCCGTAAATACCAAGCATCTTTAGATAAAGCATTGCATCTCCGCAAATACATAAGAAGCTTGTTACGGCGATACCAAGTGTTGTATACATTGCAATTTCTTGTTTTTTGAATTGATTCATTTATTTTTCCTTTGTTAGTATGAAAGACCCATTCTTTTGAGGCTTCCATTTGATGTTATCTCCTTCAACCCAACCTACTTGGTTGAGCAATTCTTGAGGTAAAAGTACATAATATTCGTCAGAGAGCTCATTGTGCTCGACTTTTAGAGTATATGTCATACTCTTATTATACACCCGTCCAGCGATAGCTCCAACGTACAATAGAGTTGCAAGCAGCTTGAACCGTTAAACGAGAAAAGAATATAAAAGGATTATATATTTCTTTTAATATGGGATAATACCATTTAGATTTTAATTTCCTATGCTTAGCCATTGCTCTATCTGTTTGTAATACAAATTCTTTGTCCTCTAGTTGACGCTTTTGCGCATCCTTTTCAGACTCTAAAGACCATTCCAAAAGTTTAGTCGATTTGACTTTACCATCTATTGCCTTAACCTCGTAGTCTAATAATAACCTCCTACCACCAATCTCTTCTACAGCTAACATGGTAAAGGTATTTGTAAGCTTTGTTTTTACAAATACTACCTTTGTTTCTTCAATTAACTTGATTTTCTCTTCTTTATGTTCTTTATATTTAACTTTAAAGTATACTCTTTCTAGCCATGATCTATTATCTTTCCAGCTTAAAAAAGGTAATTCGTAAGGTATTTTTTTTCCTGTAGGTTTTCTTTCTTCTAAAAAGATCTCACCTTTTACATTTATCTTATAAGTTCCTAAAAAGTTCTCTAAATCTTTAGTTTGAAATTCGGTTGGAAACTCTGCGTTATTAGCCTTTAGGAAGCCAGTAACTTCTTTTGGCGCTTTGAGCTTTAACCCTTCAATAATAATTGTGTCGAACATTCCCATGCGCTTATTTAATATGTGGCTCCAAAAATTTCAACTGTTCTATTATGATATTTACTACCATCTGGAGAGTCGAGCATATTATTATTAGTATTAGGTCCCCAGTTGATTGAGTCTTCACTCAGGCGTTGACGATAATAATCTTTTGGCGATTTATATTGTGTAGATGCACACCCTGTCAAAAGTAAACTCAAACAAACTAAATAACGCATTATCAAAATATAAAGGAAATAAGAATTATAGCAACTACTTTATACACCAAGGCGTATCATACTTAGTGTAGGTGTTTTAAAAGTATTAGTACTATAAAAATTTTCACAAATGCCTCGTAGTCTAATGTAATCTGTAGCTACAAGAGATACAATTGCAGATATAGTCATTGGAACATCAACGCCATTTAAACCAATAGAAGTGTCATTACGCGCTATAACAGTGCCTGTATTTTTTACTAAAAGAATACCGTTTCTATAATATGCACTAGTAGTTGAAGTAGTCAGATAGCCAGTTATTAAATATATACCACCTAAACCTGAGGGAACAGTAAGACGAGAATTGCTAACAGCATTATTGTAGAAGCCACTTGAATCAAAAGTAGTGGAGTTAAAATTGCAATCTGTTTCAACATTAGCCAAAATACCGGTCATTGTAGCTTTTGTAACACTTGCGCCGATATAATTCACTGGCTGGCAAGCAGCTGTTATACTAGAAACAAGAGTTTTGTTTGTATCAGAACTTGTTGTATATGGTATAAAATTAGATCCGTTTGGTACTCCTGTTGTTAGATCAGATATTAATACATCGGCCATTTAAATATTTAATAGTTATATGTTGGAAAAAGTGTCTTTTCAATAAAGTCTTTTGCTGCATCTTCACCTATATATTTTGCTAAAGCCTTCTGTGTCTTAGAGTTCTTACGTTGACCTATGGAATATTTATTTTGACCATCTATATGGGCTCTTGTTTCATCCCAGTTAAGAAACTTATTATTCTTATCAAACTCTTTAGTGACAGCTATATAGAGATCAAATAGAGTTATACATTTTATTTCTGATTCTTCATACTTCTCCCTAGGGCTTATAGCTATAAACTCTGGTGAAAAAAATTCTGTCCACCCGGGAAGGTCTCTCTGTAAATCCTTTAAACTGTCTTTAATAGAGCTTATAGAAGATTGTAATATCATATCATGGTAAGGGCTTGGAGTATAGTCACAAAATACTCCAGTTATTTTACCGCCCAGGCTTATTGCATCATAGCCAAAGATAGGAAGAGCTTTATAGTAAGAAGGAAAGAAAACACAATGCACAACTTCAATAGCATCATTGTATGATTTAAAGTATTCTAAATGACCATAACGAACGGAAGGACTAGAATAGATATGATTGTACCAATCACAATTATTAATACTTGTGTGAGGAAGATCTGTTCTAAAAAATCCTTTATCGCTTTTTTCTTTTAGCTTTTTATAAAGATCGTTCAGGGAGCTCATTTATTTTATCTGCTAGTTGGTGATGAAACTCATAAGCTTTATTAACCTCTTCAATAAAGCTATCTACATTTGTTTCATCTAGACCATCTTCAATCATTCTACGAATTAGCTTTATTTCATTTCTAAGATCATTAAAATCATATTTACTGTTAAAGCGGATATTACGTTTAATAATTTGACCGCCATACATATCGGCAAGCCATCGTATATATAGTTCTGCTTTTTGTAAAAACTTATCTTTAAAAAGAAAGTAATTTAACCACTCTTTATTAAAAATATATTCTGATCTATCTATATTAATACCTAGGAAGCGAATATATTCGTTTAAATCGTTATTTATTTTTCGTGATTGTAACAGATCTCTATCTACAGGAGTACTGTAAAACAAAAACATTTCGACAGCTTTATAGATAGGAAGCAAATTGTTAAGATATATAGCATATTTAAAATCTGAAAGAGAGCCATCTATCATACTCTTAATAAAAGGATGCTTCTCAATAGCATCGTGCTTTTCTTTTGTAGCTTTCTTAATTTGTTTAGAGAACTTATTTGGTCTGTAGGCTGTAATGACATTCAGTAAATGTAGAAACATACAATAATTTATTAAACTACATTAATAAAACTATCTGTTGCACGAGCAAAATGTTGATAGTCGTCGTAAAAATAGCCAACCTCTTCTCCAAATTTACTAGTGCCTTTATGACGAGCTAGTATCTTCCACTGCTCTGTAAACTTTGGTCCATGAAAATCTAATATATCTTTTTCCGTAACATAATGTGAAGATGTCTCGACACCGAACGATGTTTTGTAGTCAATTTTTCGTCTTTTGCAGAACTTCATGGGGATAGTGGGGACCATAATTTCATATCGTTTAATTGATTATAAGGCATAATGGTAACATGTCCATCTAAAAATGCAACAACAGCATTGCCATTATAGCGTGCAGATACATATCCAGTAACCTTGGGGTTACTTAAATCATCATACTTTGTCGCCCACTTCCCGGGATAAGCTGGAGCATCAGCATAATAAAATCCTCTATATCTTTTACCTACAGCTTCACTTCTTGTTGTTACAAACGCTACAGTGTTACCCGGCTTTGGTACTTGTACTAATCGAGTGGCTACTAACCCCTTTTTATTTAAAGATCCATATGATGTATAATCATTACCCCCAATAAAGTTTGCATTGAGACCTACAGAAGGCAATACGCTTACAAGATATGTTTGCGTAATACCACCTTGACTTACAATGAAAGACTTTGATTCATTAACATGTGTGCCGCCTAAAAACCCGTAATTAAAGTAGGGAGCAAGTCGCCATGGCCAACGATGTGCTTCATGCATATCTTCACCTTCCATGAGATGTCCGTTTGAATCGTAGGCTGTTCCATTTGTATCATATCCTTTCATAAGAACTCCTTCATTATCAGCTGAATGAGCTAGATAAGCAGTAACTGTGGTCTTGCATGCGGCAACATCAGCTGCTTTTTTTCCTGCATCGGAAGCTTGCTTATATGCTGGTAACCCTAAACCAGCTAATATTCCAATAATACCAACGACAACTAAAAGCTCTACTAGGGTGAATGCTTTCACTTAGCAAATTGTCTAATAATGAGAGCAATGACGAGAGCGGTAGCAAAATATTTAAATATCTCAGGCTCAGGAACTATATTTACGTAAGGACTAAAAGCAGATTCAGAAGAATAAAATTGCGCAGTTGTGCCTGTCATACTAGAATAAGTTCCAACTAACCCAAGGCCGTTATTAGAGAGTGTACCAATCTTCCACTGGTCAAATGCACTTGTAACATCGATAGCTTTCCATCCTGCCTCAGTAAAATTAACAGAAGCTATTGTGGGTTGGTTTAATAGATTATTCTTATACCAATCAAGAGGGCTTGAAGCGTATTGAATATTATCAAATGAATCAGTTAGCGCTACTACCTTAAGAGTAAATGTAACTCCAGATGTAAGGTAAGAATAAGAAGGAGGTCCTTGATAGCTCGGATCAACTGCTCCAGGTACTCTAAAGCGCTGTAAATCGAGATATAGTAATGCAGTGTTACCAGATTGAAAGTTAGAGATATCAGACATCTCAATACCTGCGACATTAAAATGATATTGATACGGACTACCGGCTGTAATATCATTTACACCAACATAGAAAGGAGTGCGAGTATCGCTATAAGTCCCATAATACATATAATAGTCAGCATCATTAGTAATACCGACAGTAGCCGCTTTAGAAATTATAGGCAGTAGACAACATAGAGTTAATAGTATTTTCTTTAGCATGTAAGTATTTATTTATGCTTTTTTCTTAATCCAAAGAAGCTTGCAATTGATATGGCTAAAATAGTAATGACAAAACTACACTAAAATATTTATGTGGAAAACCGTATAAAATGCATATATATTGTTTATATGAATAAACTACTAGTCACTCTCGCCGCCAGCGTAATGCTTGCAGGCGTTGCTCTTGCTGACTCTGGTACTGCTTCTAATACAAGCGGTAATGATGAGGTAACAGTTGAGAGCGTTTGGACATGCATTGGTGATCTACTACTTGTTAGGCCCATTGGAGCTGCAACTACGGTTGCTGGCTTTGGTGTGTTTGCAGTAGCATCGCCTTTTGCTGCAATGGCTGATGCGACAGAAGAAGTATATGATACGGTTGTAACTGCACCCGGTGAATATACATTCTGCCGCGATCTTGGCGACTTCTCCAAGTAATCCTAATTCTAGCCAAGAGTTCAATCCTTTTGGCTAGATTAAATATTTCTATGACCTTTAAAGAATATATGCGTCAACAGTTACGCAAAAAGAAAAAGAAATCACCTCTTCCTCAAGCAGATAAAACACCTCTTGTTACCAGTGCTGATATGATACCAACTCAATCTCTGCCTGCTGCTACAGGCGGCAACCAGCCAAGTCTCTCTTAATTTTTATATTGCCAGTTTTCTAAATTCCGTTACAATAACGGTATAATGAAATTAAAGATTATTGCCTTAACGGGTCTGCTTGCTATTAACGCATTTGCAGAAGATATTGCAAAGCTTCGTGTGCATGGCAATTCAATGTACCCTACCTTTAAGAACGGTGACCTTATTTACATTGATAAAGATATTCCATATAGCTCTTTACGAGAAGGTGATATTGTTTGCTTCAACGATCCAGAATATAGTCAAGAGATTTCAACTTGTCATAGAGTTGTTTTGCAGACCTTTAAAGGATTTATTGCAAAAGGTGATAACAATTTCCTTTGTGATGGAAATTATATTATCCAACAAAACTATGTTGGTAAGGTAGTTAAAATTATTTCTGAATAACTGCGTCTTTAGGAAGCCAAGCTTCTAGAGTAAGATTAGCACCAATATAACCGGTTTGTGCTAACTGCTTTGTTTTAGAATCTGTTGTATAAACACCATAACCACCACACTTTAGTTTTTTAACAATTGGTTTTTCGTCAGCCATAAACCTATTCTATAATAAAGTAATTAAAAAGCAACTTAAGCTTTGTTCTGTAACTTATCAGCAGCCATTGTCAAGATCTTAATAGTATCTGCTTTAGAATATTTCTTGGGGTGGTTGATTAATTTATCAACTAAATCAAGAGCTTCATGATTAACATTGTAATGTGAGTTAAGAGCGGCTTGTTCTTCTGATTCTTCTTTAGCAGAAATTGCAGCTTTAATAGCAGAATCACGACGAGCGAGATACTCTTCTTCGGTCTCTTCTGACTTAGGCTTGACAACCATCTCCATGTTATCTTCATCCTTGGCTTCTTTTTTCTCTTTAACAACTGATTCTTTAACACGTTTTGTTGTAAATACAGGGCCTCCTAAAGCACCTGATTCATCTTTATAGCCTGGTGGCTTTGTTGTTGGTGTAGTAGCATCAAATTTTGTTTTTGCCCATTCAATCACACCAGCAAATTCTTCAGGTGAAAGAGCAAATTTGGTAGCGAGATTGGCATCACTCTTAAGCATGTCGAGTATTTCAACCAACCGCTTTGAATTGGCTTGCTCTAAACTAGCATCTGAGTATGTACCTTCGTTAATTACTTTAAAGCGCTTGTTAACATAACTTTCGAACATCTTAATATCATCAAGGGTCATACTAATATTTATCTTATGACTCGTTATTTTCTGTAAAAATGCATGTATTAGTTGACTAAATAATTATATGAGAAATATTAATTTAAAAGTTACAAAAGCCAATATAAAGAATGGTGAACAGGTTAATCCAGGAAAATGCCCTATAGCAAACTCAATTATGGAACAGGTAAAGAATGTTTATTATGTTAGAGTGTTACCTGAAGAAGCTGCAATCAAAATCAAACATGGCAATAAAATTACTACCTATAAGAGCGATCTTCCTAAAGTAGCTAATAACTTTATTAGAATGTTTGATGACGGTGCAAAAGTTAAACCATTCTCTCTTAATTTGAGCTTTAAAAAAATAAACAGAAAAATAGCTGACTTAATATAATATTAAAATATTATACACCTATTGAATAAATAATTACATGGCTAATTATCAAACTGTACTATTACAGCCCACATTTCAGCTTTATACACATAATTCTAGTGCAGCAAGCGCATTTGTAAATTACCCAGGTATAACAAGAGTAAGTAGTGTTAACCCTTCTAACCCTGCTAGCGTACGTTCTTGGACACCGGATTTACCTGTTGACTTTCAACTAACTTGGTTAACTTCCTTTACGCCTGGCTCTTCTTATCAAGTAGTACTCTCTGCTAATGCTAGTGTTGCACAAGAAGGTTCATATCCAGGCATTACAATAAGACCGATTGTTGGCCCGTTTGCGTTTTTATCTATGCCTGCAAATTCATTGCCTATTAATATTTTAACTGCTACTGTTACTAATTCTGCTGGTACAGTGCCGCTGTCGTCTGTACTCGGATTTGCTTGGACAGTTGTAATCGATAATACAAGTGTTGCATATCCCGCGTTCAATTCTTGGAAGCGTTATGATCAATCACTCATTGGATCCTTTAACGAAACAAATACATTAACATATCTTTATCCTAATTCTTCCTATTATATTGCTCTCGGTAATTCAAGTAGCTTCACAATCAATATACCTCGTCGTAATAATTACCTTATTACCAACGATGCAAGGTTCATTACCACAAATAATGGTAACTACATTATAGTAAGTTCAAATCCTTAGACAAACCTTAAGCCAGGTCGCTCTTCTTCAGTAAACAGCTCTAGTATAGATATCTTCTCTAGCAAAAACCATTCGTGATTTATCTTAATGCATTTACCGGAAGATGAAAACTCATTTATCTTACCCTCATGTATTATAAATTTGTTAACAGCAGTATTGATAAAGAGAATCTTCCTATCAATTAATTCTTTGTGTGTATATTTCTTCATAAAATTAAAAATAGAAACCCCATGCCGAAAAGAAGAGCTAAACTCGGCATGGGGTTTCGTTGATTATATTACTGTTATCTTGGGCTCTTCTTAAGCTGTAATATTAGCTCTGTTTAGACCACTTACCGTTGATCTTGATAGCATTCTGGAGAGCGCTATCCGAGATTGCGGTAGTAACGTCGGTCACACCGAGTTCCGTCCGAACGTCCTGAACGCTTTTACCAGCGCGAAGGAGCTTCAGCGCGGGACGAGCAATATAGTTAGTCACGAAACCTTCAGGTTTCGAAGCCAAATACTTGGCGTTAGTAAGACGGGACTTACCGGTAATAATACAAACCAAACGAGGAGTCACCTCGCGAGAGGACTTGGCGGCGTTCTCTCGGTTAGCCGGGTTCTTACGAACCGTTGGTTCTAGCAATGTGCTATTCATGATCCATATATTATGGCTGAACCGCGGAAAGAGTCAACTGTTTTTTTGAAATTTTATAACTACTTGATATACCAATATCTATGTTGCTCTGGATCAGTGAAAAATCCTTTTTCATCATATGTCCATCCAATACTTGGAGTAAATGTTTCTGATGCACTAAGCCCTGGTACATTGAGTACGAAAGGGTTAGACACATCAATTAATATATCTTCTGTAGGATAGGAGCTAATATTATCTAACACAATAATATTAATAATTTTATTCTCTTTTACTACTGCATACGTTTTCATTATTTTATTTATGCCCAGGTAACAATAACTACACCTGCGGAACCAGCAGATGAGCTTCCTCCTCGGCATCCTTCTGTATAAAAATAATTACCTCCCCCGCCTCCAACAGTAATAGAGATTACATCTCCTACAGTTGCTTCAACCGTACCGTAAGCATAACCCCCGCCTCCTCCTCCACTATTACATACCCAACCCCCCCTTTGATTACCTCCGCCAATACAGGTTGGAGCACAAGATTGCCCGGTTCTTCCACAAGGAGTTGCATTACCTCCAGTACCATATCCTAAAAATCCTGCTCCTCCGTTGCAACAATATTGCCCAGTTCCGCCAGTAGAATTTTGAATATTTCCTCCCGCACCTGAACCTCCAGAGCAGGTACCACATCCTCCACCTATGCCTCCTGTAGCATACATGTAGTTTCCAAAATATGAGGTTCCACCACCCCCGGAACGGGTACTTGAACTACCTCCGTTATCTGTTCTCCCGCCTCCACCGCCACCTACAACCTGCACCGTAAGAGTAATGGTTGGTGTAAAGAATTGTGTCCATATACCATTTTTATTGATCCACCCTGTCTTTACTGTTTTCCATGTCCCGCCATCATTTATAGAAATATTTTTTACTGTTTGCCATGTACCTCCATTGTTTACAGATATACTAGATGAACCTGATCCAGATCCTGAAGGTACTGTAAAACTACCACTTGATGTGAATGTCTGACTTGGCATAATAATATTTAGTTAACGGGCCCTACTAAAGCGTTCCCTGTTAAAGTATATGCTTTACCGTTACTCACCAAAGCATATCCCGGTGATTGTGTAGAGGTATATATCTTAGTGCGATACGCGCAGTTATAATAATTTGACCATCCTTGAGTAGATGGCTGTCCAAGAGCTCCTCCGTTCCCCGCTGTAGCGTAAGCTGCATCTCGGTTTGCTGATGAGGAGCCTCCTAACCCTCCTGCAAGCTCTGTACCGTTTGAACCAAAAAACCCTCTAAATGAACCAGATCCTTTGCATGTACCCTCTCCACCGGCTACACCTGCATTAATACCTGCACCGCCTCCGCCGCGGGCAGGTTGAACATTGGATACTGCATATGGAAAAGCCACAGTTGTTCCCCCGCCTCCCCCGCCGCCAATCGTACCATTATTAATAATTGCTAATGCATAGTCTAATGAAATAGCGTTTCCTCCATTTGTACCGGCTGTAGAGCTGGTATACCCACCGGATGAGCCAAAGCAGGTACAGGGTGAACTGGTACCACCCGATGTTGTTCCCCCATCACCTCCTTTACCTGCAATTATAGCATTATTGGTGAGGGTGATGGAACTGCCGGCAGGCCATGTGCCTGTAACTAAAGATGCAGTTCCGGTAGAAGTACTTCCTACATTACCTGTTACAACAAAACTAACATCAACAGGAGTTGATGAATAATCTCCAGTTTGTGTTTCATATAATGATCTCAAGTTAATATTATTACCACCTGTTATAGTAATAGTAGTATCAGAAGCATAAAACTTAGTCCATACACCTGCTTTGTTGATCCAGCCGGACTTTACCGCCTTCCATACACCATCATAAACACTGAGTTTTTTTACTGTTTTCCAGGTACCGTTATCATTAACTGAAAATGCCATATTGTTTAAAATGTTATTGTGCCTGATGATGTAAAACTATATACTTTGTCTGTTCCAACTGTAGTAACAGTTACCCCTCCGGTAGTTATAGGTATAGGCGCTGTAGATAATGCACGAACTATTACAACACCACTTCCTCCGTTTCCTCCATTGCCGCCTGATCCACCGCCCCCTCCTCCACCACTATTAGCTGTACCTCCGGACCCGCTACCCGAAGACCCGTCACCCGGACTAGCTCCATTACCACCACCGCCTACTCCTCCACCACCGCCGTTTCGACCTTCACCTTTTCCACCCCCTCCCCCTCCTGCATAAGCTACAGAAACACCAGAAATAGATGAAGAAGCACCTGCTCCACCACTACCGCCAGTAACGTTATCACTTGATCCTCCTACTGCTGCAGCGCCGCCGCCCCCTCCACCTGGACGTGCCCCTCCTCCACCATTATATCCTTGTACGGGTGAAGTAGCAGGCGTATTACCTGCCCCACCAGCCGTTAGCCCTTGGCCCCCTCCTCCACCTGAACCACCTATTCCTCCTGCAGTACTAACTTTTCCCCCACCTCCTCCTCCTGTACTAGTATAACTAAAAGCTGAAGAGTCTCCTCCATTTGAACCGGATGAACTTGAGCTACCACCGATACCACCTGCACCACCATTTCCTACAGTTATTGTATAAGTTGTACCTAAATTTAATTGTATTTGTGAGATGTACCTAAAACCACCTGCTCCTCCTCCGCCTCCTCCTGCATAGGCCCCAAGCCTAGCAGCTGCTCCTCCACCTCCTCCACCTCCTCCACCAACTATTAATACATCAACTAAAGGATCGGCTGCATAAAACTTAGTCCATACACCTGCTTTGTTGATCCAACCTGATTTTACAGCTTTCCATGCACCATCATAAACACTAAGCTTTTTTACTGTCTTCCAAGTACCATTATCATTTACGGAAAATGCCATAAAGCATTTTCATTAAACCTGGTACCATATATCACCGCTAGAACCACCCGTAGGTGTACTTGTAGAAATTGTTCTAGCACCTGCAGCGTTTGTTCCAATAGAAGGCTTTCCAGTTACTGAATTCCATGCTACAGGAAGATTAGTAATAGTTGATTTGTATGTGGTTGTACCATCGGAATAAGGAACAACACCGGTACCCACGGGTGTACCTGCATCTAGATCTGAAATTGCTACGTCGGCCATATAATAATATTTATTCTTTTAATAATATTTTTTTTAACTTATACTACCGTATGTCGTACCTTGTGGAGACCAAGTAACGGTTTTATTATTTAGAACAACGGCGTTACCACCTGCGCCTTGTGAGCATACATATCCGAAAGCACCTGGACCTCCATTTCCACCTCGGGGAGAACCAGCACTCCCTAAAGCACCGCCTGTACCACCAATACCATCCACACAATCCCAAGGCCAAGCACAATATTTCCAGTACCCCCCAGCTGTTGCATTATATAGTTGACCATTTACCAAGCCAGCACCAGTACCACCCCGAGCATCTCCTCTGCCGCCTGATGCACCGATTGAACCTCCCCCTCCTCCGCCACCAGCAATTATACCATTATTGATAATCAAAACATTATTACTCAAAGAAATCGCGGCTCCTCCCGCTGTACAAGCACCCCCACCTGCTCCTGCAACATACACGCCCGCTGCAATGTTAATAACTATTTCACTTCCAGTAGACCATGTACCAGTAACGAGTGACGGTATACCTGAGCTTGTACTACCTATATTACCATTTATATTAAAAATAACCGATACAGCATCGCTAGAACTGTCTCCTGTTTGATTGGTATAAAGTGTTCGTAGATTGATGTTGTTTTGCGATGTTACATTTACTGTAGTTGTACCGCTATAAAATTTAGTCCAAATACCATTCTTGTTAATCCATCCCGATTTTACTGCTTTCCATGTACCATCATTAACACTAAGCTTTTTTACTGTTTTCCATGTACCATTGTCATTAACTGAAAATGCCATACATATATTTATTAAAATATTTGGGCAGAAGTGGATTCGAACCACTGAAGGCGTAAGCCAGAAGATTTACAGTCTTCCCCGTTTGGCCACTTCGGTATCTGCCCATCTGTTCGGGTAGGGATCGAACCTACGACCAATGCATTAACAGTGCACCGCTCTACCGCTGAGCTACCGAACAAAACTCGGACAGAGTAGGATTCGAACCCACGGTACCGTTTAAGGCACTTCTGATTTCAAGTCAGATGCAATAGACCAACTCTGCCATCTGTCCAACATATTATATATCCTGCACCTGGTTGGATTCAAACCAACGCTCTATTGATTAGAAATCAATTGCTTTATTCAACTAAGCTACAGGTGCAGTAAGATTGGTACCTCCGATAGGATTTGAACCTATATTGCGCTCACATCTAGAGCTTCACGAGTATAAATCGTGGGTCTTAACCAGTTAGACGACGGAGGCATAAACCTCCTATCGTATTCGAATAACCCAATTCACGGACATCCTGCCACATAGGGGCGGTTATGGTTATTATAATCATCAGCTTTTGAGCCACAAACCCTACTAATAACTATAAAGATTAAAATTGCAATTGTCCAAATAATAATAGTAGGTCTCATTTATTTTACCTCGTTAATATCATCATCTAATAACCCCATGATATCAATGCCATGTTTATCATCGAAGTAAGTGCGAACCTGCTTTACTACAGCATCATAGTCCTTCTTATTCCTCTTGTAACGCATATCAAGCTCAAGAAAGCGCTTGGTAACTTTATCATAAGCATCAGCATCGAATTCTTTTTGATTTAAAGTCTTGATCTCTCTAGCTATTTTCTCTGATTCTCTAACAATCCATTCATAGCTAGAATTATGAAACTCAATCTGTTCTAAAAGATAATCAACTTCCATATTGTTAGTATAAAGGTATTTTAAATTAGTGCAAGCACTTCGCCTAGGTCAGACTCGAACTGACACTTGAACGATTTTAAGTCGTTTTTCTCTGCCATTGGAATACTAGGCGAATACATATCAAGGATATCGATAGATCTTCTTACCTTTTTTGATAATGTAGTTCCGAATCTCTTTGCCTTCTTTAGTAGCCCAATTGACTACTTCATCATAGTTATCTTTAAACTTCTTACTAAAACAATTTCTTGGCTTATCACCTTTTCCAGCGCTCATACATATAGAATAGACTATATCGTAAAGAAAATCAATAAATATTAAGAGATGAATTATATCACTTATACAGACAATCTGACAACATTTGTATATGTTAAAGGTTATAATTTTAAATGGACACAATACGTTCTTTTAAGTACTACAAGCGATAATACTTTCTATACAGCTTCTGCTTTTAATCCTTTCTCTTCATATCCAAGGCTTTCTGCTATATTTCCGGAGTTTAACGGTTTTGTTTACACCAACTATGAAGTTGTTGATGATAATCAGCTCAAAGTTAATTTAGCCAGTATTTCTGGAGCAGGTAAGTACGATATCATTACGTTGAATGGTGCGGGGTATGTTAAGTTATCTGATAAAGGGTATCTTGTTAATTCTATTTCTCAGGTTACCCATACCCCTACACCTACATATACACCAACGAATACGCCTACACAAACAGTTACACCTTCTGTAACGCCAACTTTCACCCCTACGCCTTCTAATACACCATCACAGACGCCAACTAATACACAGACACCTACCAACACGCCAACACCTTCTTTAACAAAAACGAATACACCAACACCTACTCCAACCTCAACAACGCCATCTGCATGTCTTAACAACTGGTCACTTGTAAACTTTAGTGGAACTACATTTAGGAATGGTGATGCAATTCCTCAGATTACAGATCAGGAAGAATGGAATACTGCTACAGGTCCAGGTTGGTGTTATTATGATAATGACCCTACAAATGGTGCTATTTATGGCAAACTATACAATAGGTATGCTGTGACTGATGTGAGAGGATTGGCTCCAGAAGGCTACCATGTGCCATCTCTAGCAGAATGGGAAGATTTAATTATATGCTTAGGAGGCTCAGATGCAGGGGGCGGTATATGGCCTGTTGCAGGTGCCAAGATGAAGACCACTGGCACAATTCAAGATAATGACGGATTATGGAATTCGCCTAATGTAGCTACAAATGAAAGTGGATTTTCAGTAGTACCAGCTGGTTGCAGAACTGGAGGATTTATAAATTTACATTCAAGAGGCAGCTTCTGGGTTAATGATAGTGATACCTGTATTAATTTTAATAATGGTGCCTCATATATTTACATTGGTGGTGATAGTACAACAGTTGGTTATTCTGTACGGTTAAAACAAGGTGAAATACCAATTCCTACACCTACAATGACACATACTGTAACACCCACTCCAACCGTTACCATAACACCTACAACACCATATGTATATAATTATATTACTGATAATAATGAAGTTATAACTATTTCAAATCCTGAAATTGCAAATTTTATTATTGTAACGACAACTGTTGAGACATTTAGTGCCTCTCTCGACTTACAGGTGCTAGGCTTTACTAATTATTTTGATATCGGTAATTTTTCTAACTGTAGTCTAGCTTTTAATTACGGAAGCGGACTATCAGCTAATAAACAAGAAATTTTTGTAACTGAGAACGCTACTATTTCTAGCAATTTAGGTAACTTGTATACAATTTATTATACAAATACAGGTTCTCTCATATTAGGAATTGCTGCAAGTGGTGTATATGTACCTCCTATCACAAGTTACCCTCCGCCCTCGAATACACCAACACCTACAGTAACCCAAACACCGACGCTTACCTTAACTAATACACCTACTCCTACTCCGACAATAACACTAACACCTACAGTAACCCAAACATCAACACCAACACCTACACGTACTCCACCTAATACACCTTTACAGACATCAACACCGACCCCAACACTATCGGCTATAGCAGTAACATCTACACCAACACGTACTCCACCTAATACACCTTTACAGACATCAACCCCAACCCCAACACTATCGGCTATAGCAGTAACATCTACACCAACACGTACTCCACCTAATACACCTTTACAGACATCAACACCGACGCCATCTATTACACCTACAACAACGCCATCTATTACGCAAACAATAACACAAACACCAACACTATCGGCTATAGCAGTAACATCTACACCAACGCCATCTATTACACCTACAATAACGCCATCTATTACACCTACAACAACGCCATCTATTACGCAAACAATAACACCAACAAAGTCACCAACACCGACAATATCGGCTTCTCCAACTTTAACACCTACACCTACTTCTACACCAACGCCATCTATTACACCTACAATAACGCCATCTATTACACCTACAACAACGCCATCTATTACGCAAACAATAACACCAACAAAGTCACCAACACCGACAATATCGGCTTCTCCAACTTTAACACCTACACCTACTTCTACACCAACGCCATCTATTACACCTACAATAACGCCATCTATTACACCTACAACAACGCCATCTATTACGCAAACAATAACACCAACAAAGTCACCAACACCGACAATATCGGCTTCTCCAACTTTAACACCTACACCTACTTCTACACCAACAACTACTCCTACGGTGACACAATCCGGTAATCAACCTGGGCAAGGAATACTTTTTATAACTTATCAATAAATACTATATGAATCATTCACCTGAAACCCTAGAAAAAATAAGACAAAAAGCATTAGAGCTTTTTAATGAAAATAACTATGATGCAGTAGAGACAGAGCTAGGATTTAAAGAAACAAGCGGTGTCGTAACGCCTCAAAAATGTTTAAGATTTGGTGTAGTTTCAAAAAAATCTTTAAATGAAATAGATCCACAAAAAATAATTCCTAAATTTTTTGATATTAATGGTGAACAGATATTAACAGATGTATATGAAATAAAAGGTATCAATGAAGCTATGCCTATTTACTGTAATGATTCTGGTATAAACAATCAAGTGCCTATGGCTCCTGCTCCTGCTCCTGTTAGCGCTAATAGAGCTTATACAAGACCGTTAAGAGGGGGTGTATCTGCTCATGCATCTCCTAAATCTGGATATGTCTATGCAGGTACTTTAGGGGGTGTAGTTGTTGATACGTTAGATGGAACTATTGTGGGTATAACTAATAATCATGTAGGAGGGGTAGCAGGGGGTACAGATCCCTTAGCCGGTATACCAATGACTATAACAAGCAACGCGACATATGGAGCTACAGCAAGCGCTTACAGAAATGCGGCTACATATTCACCCAGTTCCTGGGATAGAGGTATAACTGATTATGCTCCAGATAGATTAGGAACGTTAAAGAGAGCTATGCCATTTAAAACCACCGGTAATAATATATTAGATGTAGCTTTAATAAACCTCTCTAATTCGCTAGTTGATACTAGCAGTTGGCTTCCTTTATCAGCTCCATTCAATACCGCTCCGGATTTCGCTACTACATCGGAAATTAACAATCTCGGCATAAATGATCCAATCTTTCGTTCAGGCAGAACGCTGGGACCTATCGGTAACGGTTCATGCGATATAAGAATACAGTCTAACTCTACTAGTGGTAATATTAATTACACATACGCTACTATAGCTTTTGTAGATATGTTAAAATTTTATAGCCCCACTTCTAATGTATATGTCACTTCTGGAGGAGACTCCGGATCATTGTTGTATGGATGCATCAACTCAACAAACCCTGCTACGAGTGCATGGAAAATAATAGGCCTGCTGCATGCAGGTAATGCTACTTCCAATTATGGTCTGGGAATTCGGATTGATAATGTGGCTAATATGATAAGTGTATCTGCTTATAGGGGTGATGTAAGAAGTGCTAATCCACCTCTTAGTAGTTCAATTATATTACCATACTCTACCTATAGTAACGAGGTATCAGCAGTAATAGACGGTAAAACGTACTGGAGTTTTGGAAAGATATAATTACGACTTATCTACTACCGTCACATTCAGCTCTGACTTAACCCACGTCGCATCGGCACCTCGACCATCCTTAATAAGCTTACCTTCGTTCTGAAGCTCACGGAGCAAGAACCCCGCACGCGTTGAGTCGATACTAAGCACCTTACAAACGATAGGAAGAGTAATATCTTTTAGCTTAAGAATAGATTCTTTTTGATCTTGCTTCTTCTTAGACTTTGAACTAGGGGTGGCCTGTTCATCTACTTCTACCTCGGTTTGAAAATCATACCCACTATACTCAATATAGCATTCAATATCGGTAGCAGGACCAAAACGATTCTTATCAAAGGTAATGCAGCGAGCATTGGCTTCAGCTTCTTTGATAGGATTAATACTCATATTCACATCTACAGCGTGAATAATAAGAGAAGATCCCTTAATACCGCCAGCTTTAGTATTATGACAGATTAGAATTACCGCACACTCCGTCTCTTTAGCGCGTACGACAAGCTTCTCAATACAATACTTCTCCAGTTCACGTCCTCGGAGATTACCTTTAACAAGACCTTGGAATGAATCGATAACAATAACGTCATGTTCTTCCATATAACTAGAGATCTTATCTACATTAGCTTCGTTACAAACGCTAATATTCTGAACGTTTAAACGTTTACAGGTCATAGCAAGCTGGGCAACAGACTCCTCAGAGCTACAGTAGCCTACCTTATAGCCATTCTTATGCAGGCTTTCCAGCATCTGCAGTACAAGCGTGGTCTTTCCCAAGCCTGCACGAGCAGTCAAAGTAATCGAGCTACCAGGTAAAATACCTTCACCGAAAAGAGCATCGAGCTTTTCGATACCGCATTTCATGCGGCGGTAATACACATCGGGAATTGTCACTTCGTTGATCGGAGTGAACTTCGTTGAGGTCATCTTAATGTTCATACGTTATAGTATAAAGGAATTGGACAGTTCGTCAAGTTAAAAGTTAAACTTTAATTTAGGTAGTAGCTCGAACGAGTTACATCTATCAAAGAGTTCCATGTTGATTAACAACAAGTACCTTGCAAAGTCATATGAGCCCCAAAATTCTATACCAAGGGCAGTGCTTTCATTTTTTATAATCATCCATTTAGCTACTACTCCAGTCTTCATATACACGCCTATTTCTTCTTTGCGTGTTAGGAGAGTTTGTGTATCAAGCTCTTTTACTTCAGTAGCTAGGCAACGTTTCGAGGGGTCTGTGTAGTCGGTTGTAGTACTCATTTACAAAGTATTTAGATTCAATACTATCTATTTCCTTTTGTAGTTTAGTAATTAGTTCCTGGGCACACCTATAATCAATATATACGCGATGCCCACCTGTTCTATTATGACCAGATACTTTAAAGGTTAATTCAATTGCTGGAGCACGTTGACCGCGTGCTAGTACTTGTTCAGTACTAACAATTTTATTAGTTACCTCACAATAATCTTTACGTTTCATTATGTATAAAGCTTTTCGGAGTGTTTCTCTTGTTCGTTCAACGCCTCATCCAGATTAGTATCGCTTTCATTATATACTTTACTTGCAATAATAAGCTTGCCGGATCCCTGGGAACCAAAATAAATTCCTTTGTTACGCTTCACCTTACTATGCTCAATACTAGTCCAGAGATTTTCTGGAATACCAAGCATCTTAAGAGCCTCGACACGCGAACCTGCAAGAGGTTCACCCGATACGGAACAGTAATATATTTTTTCCATATTTATAATATAACGGAAATTAAATATTACTCAAGTTCTTTTTTGTAGCTTTAACTACATTGAAGTTAAGTTTTTCTATATCCACCCTGGCATATTGATTCCAATATTCATCTGGTTCTTGTGTTAAAAATTCTCTCACAAGAAGATTTAAATTTTGTTTATCTAGTTTAGGATGGTGCCAAGTACCATGGGACCCTTTCATTCGATTAATAAACTCTTCAATATCACTAAGTCGAAGGGCGAGTTTAACTTTATGTCTTGATTTCATTAATTTCAATGCTGCTTTGAGCGTGGGAGCATTTGTATAGAACCACGTTGGTTTATCTTTCATCATACCTATAGTATAAAGGAAGAAGAGGTTACGTCAAGTAGTTTTTGAGAAATTTTTAACGCAACTACGCGCACCATTCGGTACGAAATATTTCTTATTATTATCCCAGCATTCTTTAGTCATTACTTCAATAGCCCCAGCAGTCTTATGACCATAAACCATTCTACCATATCGGTTACGCAATTTTTCTGGAGGTAGATTAAGTGCAGGCTTTTTAAGCCCAATAGGAAAAGGAGGTTCGTTATACATTATAGTATTTGCATGCTTCTGCAACAATTACATCATTAGGTATATATGGGCTATTAGGATTTAAAGTATTCTTAATGTCTATAATAGGCATTTTTTGTTTAAGCAATCTCACCGCATCACTACTAATATAGTTATTAAGATAGTTATCAACGGTACCAAACTTCTTTTCCTTAGTCTTAAGGTAGTCCATATTTGTAATTCGTTCAATGCCGGTAATTAAGCATTTGAGCTTAGGTGTAGTGCCTTGAAGGCTCTTCTTTAACCGAGCATTGATATCTTCTCTGTTCAATAAACTCATACCTCTATTATATTTGAACTTCTATTATCCACAAGTAGATTTTTTAAAATAGTTTATAAATTGTTAAGGCTATTATAGAAAAAAAAAGAGCGCCGCCCTCGATAAAAAGGCGGCGCTCAATTTAAACGTTAATTAGGCAACGTTAAGACCACCGGTACGATTGATGGCGCGAGTAAGATCACGAGCATCAACACGACGGATAGAACGAGCAAACTGGTTCTTCTGTTCGAGAACCTTGGCGCGCTTAACTGTGAAGTTACCGCTACGATTACGCTCGATCTTGACGAAGAAAGTCTTCGGCTTGAGATCACGGCTATTATAGTCGATCATTTGTAAATTACCTCCTCTCATTTATTAAATAATAAATTATATCTTTACGTTTTCAACTTGTTTATCAAGAACCACTGGCTCAACAAACATATATTGCTCATGGCTTTTAGTACTTCTATTGTTCTTTCTACGGTATCCATAAAGAACATTTTCGCCTTTTTCATTACGTCCAAGAACGGGAACAACTCTACCTTTTGCAATAAGTTTTTGAATCTTGGAGGGCGATAATTTACTCATAACACTATTATGAATTAAAAATTATTAAAATCAATCTTTCTTTTTTGTCATTATAGTAAAAAACTCATCTTTACTCGTCTCTTTGAAGAGGTTTTTCTTAAAACTATCAAATATAGAATCAACATCAAAACCCTCATCAAGTGCATATTTAACTATACGTTCATTTAATATAAAGTACCCGATAGACGGTTTACCTTTATTAATATACTTACCTACAGCTCCGACAACACCGGAATCAGATATAACCGGAAAGAAACAAAACTTAGCAGTTTGTACATCGACAAAAATATCTGCCCCATTTATAGCAGCTTGCTTTTCAAGCTCTTTTGCTATTTCTAGTAATTCCATATTAGTATTATATATGTTATTGAAATAAGGTCAAGAAAAAGCTTGTTTTATATTTCTAAACATATATACTGGTGGAATGGAAAAAGAAATACCTCTTGGTTGGTTAAACTATGGTCAACGATTTGTTATTCCTGGATTGAATAATTCATATAAGAATCTTAGATTAATTCGTAATACAGATTGTTCTGCTGTAATTGGCGGTGAACGTAAACTTAAGATTAATGATAAAGATGTATGGTCTGCTATTCCTCAAGGTTATACTATTTCACCGTATACAATGGTCGTGCCTGTTTAAAGCCACCAAATATCAATTCCAAAGCCTAAAAACTGTAGCTTAAATGCATGTCCATAATCATAACGACTATAGTAGATGCCTGTTTCAGTATCAGTTAAATATGGTCCACATTCAATATCACCAAAGTCACTTTTACGGTGTAATAAAAGCTTTGGATGTGTGAGTCTAATTGAAAATTTATCTTTGCTTAAGATAATCATTTTGTAAATTCTTTGAGAGATTTTGCAAGATATTGAGCGTCTTTTTTAGTCAAAACTATTTCGTCTGTATAGGGAAACCCTTTTGTTAGAATTTGCCAAATATGTCTTAGTCGACTCTTCCACCCATATCGTTGAATATTCAGACCTCTTCCAAATAGAGATAGATATACTTCTGATTCATTTTTAAATTTTTCTAAAACAAGACCTTCGCCATTACAAGCGCACATTATAAATCGTTTAATATCCATCATATGTCTTCTTAAACATAGCTACTCTTATAGGGAAAGCAACGTCTTTGTCGTGATTGATTTTTGGACCTTCAATTTTTTCTTTCTCGTACCGAATAACATAAACAATAACAATATCGCCTATCTCCATTAAGAATGCTAATAACAAACAAACAAGAGCTGTAACCTCAAAGCTCAATAATGAGCTAAATGAAAGTCTAATAATATTATCAGATCCTGCTATTTCAGTTGCTTTAAACTCTACATTCACTTTAGAAGCAACCGTCGATAATAAACCATTTGCATTGATAACTGCTAATTCAAGCTCTTTGAAGTTATGTGCTTTGTTAACCTCTTTTTTAATGTCTATGAACTTCTCATCAATAAGTTTATTAGCTTCTACAGATTTCTTAAGAGCATCTTTTGTTTGCCCTCGTACAACGTTTGCATCTCTTTCTATTTTATCACGAGCATTACTTTGTTCAATTTCAGCTTCACTTTGCAAACGTCTTACTGCTGCTGCTAATTCTTTTGTACGAGGCCCTTCTCCAGGCTTGCCAGTAGAGTAATCTGCTTTAACACCAGACTTTTCATCAATTACTTTTTGATTAGCCTCATTAATCTCTTTCTTAATATCAGTTAACTTACGCGAACTAGATGCCTCAATATCAGCTATCTTATTTCTCTCTTCTTCTTTAATTCTATCTGAATCTGTTTGTGCAGCTTTTTTACTATTAGCTTCGAAATCATTAATCTGTTCAAGTATCTTTACTTTACTAAGCTTTAAACTATCCTGTAATCCAGTTTCTGAATAAAGACCTGCAAAGTCAAATATAGTGGGAAGAAGACTCAAGAACGCACAAAGAAGAGCAGCTTTACGCGGGAACTTATCTCTTCCGAATAATATAATTTTAACACAATATGGTAGACCTACAACTCCCAGAGATGTTAATCCTACCAGGAACCAATTCCACGATGTAAGAATTAAGCTAAGTGCATGATATGCAAAGCAATAAGCGGCCGCTATAATTATCCAATAGATAATATCAATAGCTTTTGCAGAGATTTTATGGGAAGTATCAAATCCAAAAATAGTATGATACTTTTGTTTAATAAAATCTACCATTTAATTATTTATTAATAAACCGCGTCAATTTAACGACATACGCTTGCATTTAAAAGCCTATCAAAATAATCAAAATTGCCAGATAATAATAAATCTATTGGAGGTTTATCTCTAAACATTTTATTTGGAAGAGATAACCAATTGTGCAATTGTTCTTGTGATTCGAACATTAGCTTTAACTTTGATATTACAGCTTTTTGCTTATCTGTTAGGGTTTCGTAGTTCATAAAGCTTATATATCAGTTTTAACACAAGGCCAAATAACATAACTGGAATAAAGAATATAATCGCACAAATATCACTAATGTCTTTTGTTTTTATCCACCATGCATTAGTATCTTCGTTCACATAAATAATTATACCTTTTAACGATAGATATCAATAAAGATCTTTAAATTCTTGAAACTTTCATAAATAATTCTAATGTCCGGGGATATATTTCAAATACGTAGAAACACTAAGTTTGAAGTGCGTAGATCTACTGGAATGATACCAATAACACCGGTGCTTCCATCCCCAACACCCACACCAACGGCGACTCCTACAATGACACCTACCGGTTCCCCAACACCAACACCAACTAAAACCGGTACGCCGACCCCGACACAAACACCTACAAATACCAAAACCCCTACACAAACACCTACAAATACACAAACTGTATCACTATCTCCGACAATTACCCCTACACCTACGCAAACACCAACAAATACACAGACAATTACACCAACAATTACATTCTCACTTACACCTTCCAATACACCCACGTTTACCAACACCCCAACACAGACACCGACAAAGACAGCAACGCCAACTGGAACACCTACTACTACGCCAACCAAGACTCCAACAAATACACAAACGCCTTCGAAAACACCAACACATACACCTACACCTTCGAAGACCCCGACACATACACCAACTGTTTCCTTATCGCCAACAAAATCACCGACACCGACATTATCACCCACATTAACAAAATCCAACACACCTACACCAACAGCGACACCACCCAACACTCCTTCGAACACACCTACAATTTCTGTTACACCTTCGTTTACCCCTACTTATTCTCCAACTGCCTCACCGACAAGAACACCTACACCTACCAAGACAAATACACCGACACCGACAAGAACACCGACGAATACGCCTTCTGTTACTCCGACAAAGCCCACTCAAACACCAACGTCTTCGCATACCCCAACACAAACGCCAACAATTCCGTATACGTTTGCTGTAACTCTAACGGGTTGTGAAGACTTTTATCCAACAATACCCAGTACTGTCTTTAATAGCGCAAGTGGAGATCACTCGCTTGGAGGCAGGGTATGTAATGGTAAGCCGCCAGCATTATTCTATTACAATCCAGTTATCGGCAGTGGCAACTTTACTAATGTTCTAAAGATTTATAATGATCCTGTAATAAGAAACTTTAATACTCTTGTAGCTACAATCGATATACCTGACAATGCTATAAACAATATATACTTTGGATATAAGTATGTTCCTTCAGGTCCAACATATGTCGCCCGAATTTCTGCAGTACCTTCAGGCGCACAATATTACTTCCCAACTGATGCAGTCTTTATTATACCGTAAAAAATGTAATAAATTATACTCTTGAGATATAAATAATAGTATGGCAACACCTCCTAGTTTTAGAGATTTATCGAGAGCAAGACAATCCGCAGCTACAGATTTCTCTTCATTTAAAGGTGTTTCGCTTCGAGGAGCTGCGGCTGCTGTTAATGGTGGATTACCCCCTCCAACGCCAACCCATACCCCTACACCAACACAAACACCAACAACCACACCAACCCCGACACAAACACCTTCAGTCACACAGACACCTTCAGTAACACCATCACATACTTGTACGCCTTCTGTAACACCATCACATACTTGTACGCCTTCTGTAACACCTTCAATGACGCCAAGCCCTGCAGTACTTTCAAGATCATTATCTGCAGATGATTTTAAAGATAATATTCTTTTCCAAGCAGAATCTGAAACAGCATACTTGTATTATAATGGTGACAGCCCCACATTTGAAGCGCCAATAGGTATGAACATCTATATGGATGATGTAATAGTTGCATCTTTAACTTTTGATGCGTCTAGACTCAATCCCCCTACACCTTTTGCATTTGCTGATCCTTTTGATGGTACCTACTATTACCAGAACTTCCAGAGTGGTAATGTATATTTCTATAGCTAAATAACCGTATATGGTATTTCACGTTCCGAAAGGAAGATCTCAAACAACATTTGAAGGTAATAGCTCTGTAGCTATTTCGCAATACGACCAGTATATTAATTATATTCTCGATATATCAACAGAACCAATTGGTAATTACGCACCAGATTCTCCTTTTAATACTATATCAGAATTTATTCCTGGAACACTCTACGTCTGGGAAACATATCAAGCATTTGATATTATAACATAAAGCTTTATGGCAACGTTTCATATTCCTACCGGTGGGTTAATAGCAGTGTTCGAAGGTAATTCCCCAGCTCCTATAGCAGATTATGCAGATAATATTTACCATGTAACGAGCTTATCAACCGATCCACAGAGAACGTTTGTGAATGACTCACCTTTTAACTATGATGATTTTACACACTTTATACCAGGCAATAAGTACTACTGGAATGCTAGCAAAGCTTTTGATATAATTACTTGATTTAGCTAGTAATTAAACCATATAAAATAAATACATAGAGATAAATAATTGATATATGGCTACTGTTTCTGTAATAAAACTTAAGATTAGAAGAGGTACAGATTATGAGAGACGGCAGATTACTCTTGATGTAGGTGAAGTAGGGTATACAACAGATGCATCTTCCCGTAGAATATTTGTTGGAGACGGAAGTACAAGAGGCGGTAATCCCGCGGGTATTAAATTCATTTCTGGAGATATTCAAAACCCAGATCCTACATTAACTACTGCACAAGTAGGTGATATTGTTTTTAATAGAACAGATAATCGTTTGTATGTTCTTTCCGGTATAAATTTACAAAATTTTCCAAATTACGCAGTTGAATCAGCTTATCAATTTATTGGACCGTATGTTGATAATTTTACCATAGAATATAGAAATGATGGATTTCTGCAAATTAAGGATGGTGCAATCGGAAGCGCACAAATAAATAACAATGCATTTGATTACTCAAAAGGGTTTACTCGAAACGGTCTTACAGGGCCTATACAAATTAATTATGATGATAATACAATCAAAGTTGTAAGCGGGGTATTAACGGTTAATCAAGCTGCTATTAACTTCGGATCTATTAATACTAGTGGACAAGGGATAGACGCATCTAATTTAAGTTTTAACTTCTTGCCAGGTACAGCTGGTGTACCGGGAACTAACAGGCTCTGGAGAGATGCGAGCGGATATTTGAGGATTTCATAATGGCTATAGAAATCTCATCTAATACAGTAGTTAAAATTCTCGTTCGTAGAGGATTGGAATCTGAGCGCTTGCAAACAACGCTCACAGAAGGAGAGCTTGGTTATAGTATCGATACACAGAGGCTCTTTATGGGCGATGGCATTACACCAGGAGGTGTGATTGTTGGTAATAGGTTTCTCGGTGCTACCGGTAATATAACTGCATATTCGTCTTCTGCACAAAAAGGTGATACAATTTTTCAAACAACCGACAATGTTCTCTATGGGTATAACGGAGAAGATGGTCCATTATTTGGATGGTTTAATATTCACCCACTTCCATATGCAGGAGCTTTATCAAATAATAATCGATCCATAGAAAAAGCTCCTACCAACGGTGCATGGAGAGTTTCAAATGAGTTGTTAGGAGATGGATTTGCATTGCAGTATGATGGCTCAGTTTCACCATTATATAGCTTACCGGGCATTAAGAATAGAATTGATTTCGATTCAAGGTTTCTCTCTCTTTGTGCGGATCTTATTGCACCTTATACAGACTCAAGTTTCTATTTCGGTAATATTGCACAGAGAGGCGTTAACAATAATCTAGAAGCTACAGTTAACGTAGCACGTTCTTTATATGTTAATAGCGAGGGAAGTAACTCACAAATTCAACTTCAATCCGATGATCCCATCTTCGTTGACGCTGCATGTATTAATACACTAAACGCTGATTTTAATTTAAAGAGTGCCGGTAATTTAAGTTTATTTGCTAAAGATCAAGAAGCGGTTCGTGTTGTATATAATGATACATATAATCTTCTTACAACTTATCTATCATCTCATAACAACGGTTCTCTCGGAGCTCCAAATTTCGATATTCGCGGTGTACCAGTGTTTAGAAACGATGTATTTTTTGATCTTAACTCTAATGTTACCATTCTCGGTAATCTTTCTGTTTATGGAGATACAACATATTTTGAAACTAAAGTCACTACTACAAGCGCACTAAGTGTTATTAATTATAATCTTAACGATGTGGCTATGGTTGTCAAGCAAGCAACTTACCCTGCACAGGACAACCAATCCATTGCGCGCTTTGAAGAAGGAAATACCTTTAGTAATACATTCCCTTCTATTCTTTCTATCCGTGAAAATCAGTTTGTAGGTATTGGTGTAGGTAGAACAACTAATTTTGATTCGTTCGCCGCTAATTTAGTTGCTTCTGCTTCGAGCTTATTTAGACCCAACCGCGGTTTAAATATACAGAGTAACTATAATAGTGATGGATATAAAGGGTTTGTCGTTGATATGAGAGCTGCAGCCCCTGTGTATAACGGTAATATTGAATTTTATACTGCAGGTAACGCTAATATTCTTTTCTCCAATCCAGGAGGAGGAATAATATTTGATACCGGTACATCTACAAACTGGGTCTCTGTTAGTGGAAACTTAAGAGTATCAGAAGACGTAATCGCATTTGCGCTTTCAGATATAAATTATAAAAAGAATATTACACCTATTGTATCAGCTTTAGATAAGCTTGAAAAAATAAATGGTGTTAATTTTGAATGGAATGATAATTCACCGTACTCAGGCAAAGATGTTGGTGTTATTGCACAAGAGGTTGAAGAAATTTTGCCTGAAATTGTTATGACAAGACGTAATGGGGCTAAGGCTGTAAGATATGAAAAGCTTATGCCTTTGATTATTGAAGCTATCAAAGAATTGAGGAGAAAGACATAATATGGCATATAGCTCTCAATCTTTAGATGCTGCATCGCCAATTACTAATAGCTTAATGGGATTTGAAACATCTTTAGCTAGTAATTATCTCGTTATAGGGGCTCCAGGTGCTAATACCGGCTATGGCCTCGCATATATATTTTCAAGATCTGGTACTACTTGGTCACAAAATGCAATATTAAACCCCGGTACAGGTCTAGGTGCAGCGCCTTATTATTTTGGTTGTACGTTAGATAATACTAATACAAATATTGTAATAGGTGCTCCCGGCGCTAACGGGGGTTTTGGAAGTGTTTTGGTATACAATACTGCAGGAAGCTTAACACAAACAATTACACCTGCAGTAAACTTTAGAAATTCGTTTGGCTATTGTGTAAAGTTATCGGGGGCAAACACACTGTTTGTGGGCACCACAGGTAATAATAATCAACAAGCAGTGTTGCAGTATTTTAGTAATAACGGTACTACAGGGTGGACATTTGTAAGAGCGTTTTCTTCTGGTAATATAGCGCCGGTAGATAAATATCAGTTCGGTAAATCAATTGCTGTTAATACAGGTAGAGATGAAATTTTTATAGGCGCGCCATATTATGGCAACCGCGGTGCTGTTTATTATTATAGATATGATACTACTTTAGGTTGGATAAATGGTCAACTTATTACTCTTAATGGTGCTTACCTTGATACCGCTGGTGATCAATTTGGTTGTGATATTGATGTTAAAGGTGATTATTTACTTATTGGCTCAAGAAATAAGCTTACTATAGATAACTTTAATAATTTACAAAACACTGGCGCGGCGTTTATATATAAACGCTCTGGGTTATACTGGACTTTACAATCTATAATTTCGTCTGGCGACTCACAGCCTGGTAATTATTTTGGCGATGCTGTTGCATTATCTGCTTCAGGCTCCTCAGGTCTCACTTTAGCTCTTATTGGTGCAGAAGCTTATAGTTCTGATAGAGGCAAAGTATATGCGTATGATCTTAGTGTGCCATATAATCCTCAACCAGCTTTTATTATCGATTCACCAAGAGCTCTTAAAACTGCGTTCGGAAGCTCTATAAACGTTCTAGAAACACTCAACAGCGGTACCGCATTAGTTGGAGCTCCAGGTAATGCAAATAGTGATGTAGGTTCAGGAGATAGATACGGGCAATCCTTTATTCTTAATCAAATAGGTACTATAGCTTTTACACCTACACCGACACCTTCACCGCCTCCGCCTTCTGTTACCCCGACGCCAACACCTGCTGTTACACCGCGCTTTTTGGCGTCAAACCTTTATGGGTTAGGCCCCGATCTCGATCCTATTAGTATCGGTGACGGGGCATTAGCTAATACTGGGCTTCCCTATAGTGTTAACTATCCAAAAATTCCTGCAGCAGGCCCAGGCCGTAATTTAAGTATTTTAAGAGAGCTTGGATTAAAAACCCCTGCTCGTCAACAGGGTTATCAGGTAAGTACGCTAGCAGCACTATATGTTAATTGGTGTTTAACTAGAAATATGAACAGTGCAACACCCCATGCATTTAGTGAATTTTGTGATGCTCGCGGTATTTCACTAGCTATGAATATTGATGCAACGGGTATACCGGAACAAACAAGCAAGTACGGTACGTGTGATAATGGCAAAATTACTGTTAGTGTAGGGCATAATCCGACTCGCGAGCCAACAAATAAATATGATATTTATATAAACAATAGCATAGTAGCGCAAAATGCAATGTATGGCGAAGCAGGTAGCAATACCCAAGGCAGCGGACCATGGTGTAGTGGTGCAGGAGCGGGCTTTAATAATGGTTCTTATCCAGTAAGAGTCGTTGATATGGATACCGGGTATGAACGTAATTTTAATGTTACAGTACCGTATGGCGGCGGTAATACCAAAGTTATTTTAAATTATAGAACAGATATCCCTGCACAAATTTTAAACCCGCCAACATAATATTGAAATTCTTTTTTAGCTAGGTAAATACTATTATGGGTGAATTAGACCAACTGTTCAAGTATTCAAAATTCTATATTTGCTTAACTACGTATTTTGACGGTAAAGAGGTGGTCTACGGCTTTTTAACAAGAGTAAAAAAATTTTATAAGGAAAATAACAAATATAATTTCTACGACATGTACCGCAGAAAAAATGTTAAAATAGACAATGTATTGAAATTTGAAGTCTTGTTTAGTCCGCAAAAAATTAATTCGTTTCATGTTTTTAGTGGTGAATTTGATCCTAAAGATCTTGAGCCTCACTATACAAATAATCATGAATTTATTAACGATATTAAAGACCGTCATAAAAAAGAAATAGACACAGAATATGAAAAATGGAAAACCATGGATTATTATTCTTTAAAAGAAGAATGTTACGAAAAGCTTTTCTTTGATCCAAATATATCAGATAGACCAGAAATGCTTAAAAAAATGAAACAACGTAAAGAATATCTGTTAACAACAGTTGATGAGGGTAAACTTTCGAAAGTGCTAGCTATTCTAGAAATTACAGAAGATAAGCTTTATGAAAAAGATGTACAATTAGTGGAGAGCTGTAAGAGTAAATGGAAAGGTGTTATAACTTTTTACGCACAAAAGGCTTATGCGTCATTAGATAAAGAAATTAATAGTATAGAAAATAAAGAAGAATTGCCAGATTTACAGATAGAGGTAAGTGAAATAAAACAAATGCTAGATGACATGTGTTGTGAAATAGAAAACAAAGAATTTGCAACCCCTATTGATGTTGTCGAATATTGGCCTGAATTATTAAAACCGGCACCTATATATGCACGCGGATGTAACAATAGCTAACGCAATAATTTTAATTACAACCTGTAAGAAAAATAAACAAAAACAGGAATTATTAAGGGCAGCATTTAAGAATAGCGGATTAGAATACTATTTTCTTTTAGGCGGTTCAGATCACACTTTTCTTGATGGTGATACTCTTAATATAAATGTTTTAGATACATATGAAATGCTCCATCTAAAAGTTATTGAAGGGTTACTTTTTTTTAAAAAATATAAAAAAAATATTTTAAAAATAGATGATGATAGTTTTATAGACATTAAACGTATAAAAAAATATAATTTTAACTTTGATTATGGTGGGTTTTTTCATAAATCTGGTCCCGGAAAATTTACATATCATGCTGAAAAGGTTACAGATAAGAGATATAGTAGTACTATAGAGAGTAATCTAATATATGAGTTCTGCAATGGCGGGGGATATTTTTTAAGCTTAAAAGCGCAACAAATCTTTAATAAAAATTATAAAAATTCGGAAGAATATAGTAACCATCTTAGATTTTTAAAAGGTCGTGAAGATAGACTTATTGGGCAAACATTATTTCCTTTTTTTAAGAAACTTATTATAAGAAAAGATGGCTATTCGCTATCTAGACATGAAGAAGATTTTTCATTTTCTGTTTTTAATAATACTATAATACATCCTGTTAATGAGCAAGAGTTTAATGCCCTCTCAAATACAAGATTTCCGTGGTATCATTTTTCAAGACCATCTATAAATATTACCAATTAATGAAAAACAGGAAAATAAATGTATATTGCTTTAAGTGTAATAAGCCTATTGATGGTGTTATAGAAGAGCGTGACAAAAAAGCATATGTCGTTAAGACGTGTAATAAATGCGGTATATCTGAGTATTTGATAGAGAATAATTATGAATTTTTAGAAAAACTATATCTTTCTTTAGAAGATAAAAATTTCAATTTTTCAGATGTTTCTTGCAATAAGCATTCATCGCACGCTAATTTAATGACTGCTATTGATGTGACAAGCAAATGTAACTTACATTGTAAGCATTGTTACTATAGTCCTGATAATGCTACAAAGGACAAACCTTTATTAAGAATTTTTAGTGAAATACAAGACATAAAAACACCGGAAATTATTCTTGTAGGTGCAGAACCTACAGTTAGAGATGACTTGAATCAAATTATTTGTGAAATTAATAGGCTTGGAAAAAAAGCAAATATACAAACAAACGGCTTAAAATTAGCAGATAAAAAATATGTAAAGCACTTAAAAGATGCAAAGATTAATAAAATTGGTATTAGTATACATTCTGCAGAGTATCATAATAATCAAATTTATAATAAAGTTATAGAAGGTTTATGGAATACTATAAGTGCTAATTTGAGAATATCTAGATTAGCATTTGTAATATGTAATGAAGATGATGCATTAAAGGCATTAAAATTTTTATTAGGGTTTGAAAGGCGATACAAATTACTGAGTAAAGTTGTGCATTTAGATACAAAGTTAGAACATATTTCATATTATATGTATACACCGATCAAAGCGGGTAGATACGTAGAGAATGATCCAGATATCTTTCTTTCAGATTTAGTAATGTATTTTAAAGCTGCATTTGCCAAATGTGGTGTTTCTTTTGATGATAACATTTTTAATGGAGTGAATACACCGTATGAGACAGTTGTTAATACCGGGTTAACTGGTGCGCTAACATTGCTCAGCTATACTGCGGCTCCTAATGGTCTAGATAAAGATATTCTAGATAAGCATTCACATTGGGATTATTATATGGATAAAAATATAGAACACATTGCACATTCGCTTCCAGTAGAGACGAGCATTACTGGAAATATACATGATAGTAAGAAGTGAACACAATTATAGCCACTACAATTAATAAAGTATATTTAGACCTTACAAAGAATTGGATTGCTAACCTTGAAAAGTTTGGACTAAAAAATAATATAATAGTTTTTTGTCTCGATCGCTTTAGTTATGATAGCCTTAAAAACGACGTCACCTGTATTTTAGATGACGCAGGTACTGAAGCATTATCTAGAGCTGAGTGGATTGAAATAGAAAAGTTTTTTAAATACAAACGTCCTCTAGAATATGCACGCAAACACAAATGTAACGTACTGTTTTCGGATACTGATGTTGTTTTTTTAAAAGATCCTTTAGTATTTTTTACCAATCAATGTGAAAAGGCAGATATAGCAGTAACTAGCGATAAGAGATATGATAGCTTTCATTTAGAAAGACAGAAAGATAAAATTATAACTACTATAGGTCCGAATGTTAAAGACTGGGGATATACCGATCAACATAAATTTGGTGAATTAAATGGTGCAGTAGCATATTATAAATATAGCGAACAATTTGAAAAGATTTTTATATCTTTCTTTAATGAATTTACGTTTAAAAAATACCCTAAAGGAATAGAAGAAGGAGCTGCTCAAACTGCTTTTAATGATTTTGTTAAAGAATTTAATAACACAGTTAAAATAAAAAAAATTAGTGTTTTTGATTTTGCAAACGGTAGTTTATTAAATGTTGCCTACTTAAAGAAAAAAGTTCTTGAAAACGCATATGGTATACATTATAATTTTTGCGAGAACTTAGATCCTGTTCCTTCATGTAGAGAGAAGATTAAAAAGATAAAAGAGGATGGTTTTTGGTTAATATGAACGTAATAACTACAAGAGATTTTGATAAAGTAACAGATAGAGATACAAACTTTACGTATGAGCTATTACGTCAAAGATATTCTAATCCGAGATCGTTGATTAAATTTGTTACGCCGACAGAATTACCCTCCTATGATCAGCATAAACAGTTTATTGCTAATTGCTTGATAGCGAGAATTGCTATAGTAAACAGTATAGACGTTGGATTTAGTTATGTTGATAAAAAACATTACCTTGGCCATTTTTATGATTTTTCTGCATTAAAAACTTTGTATAAAAAATACAAAATCACTGGAGAAGATATTTCAGTAGCTATATTTAAAGATATGGGATCAAGGCTACCTAAAGGTACTGTAGTTTTTGCACAAATAAGTTCAAAGAACACTACAGCATTAAGACTGGCTGATAGAACAATGGAACATATATCTACCCTATATGGTTATGAAATATGAAAGTTTATGATATAGTAGATTTATTTGAGAAAACCGTGTCTTCATATGCAGGAGCAAAATATGCTGTCGCGGTAGATAGTTGTACTAGTGCCCTATTTTTATCATTAATGTATTGTAATGCTCGAGGTAAGAAAATAATTATACCAAAAGAGACTTATATTTCAGTGCCGTGTTCAATAATTCACGCGGGTGGAAAACCTGTTTTAAAAGATATTAATTGGGAGGGCATTTATAGGCTTGATCCTCTTCCTATTATTGATGGTGCGCTAAGATTTACAAAAGATATGTATGTTCCTGGCACCCTTCATTGCCTTTCATTTCATGTCAAGAAGCATTTAAAAATAGGCAAAGGAGGTATGGTTCTTACAGATAATAAAAAAGCCTATGAATGGTTAAAGCTAGCAAGGTATAATGGTAGAGAAGGTAAAGAATACAATTTTGAGAAGTTTAAATTAGTTGGCTGGAACTGTTATATGACACCGGAAGATGCTTGTAGAGGGCTAAGGCTCTTTAATGTCTTACCTGAAAAAAATAAAGATATTATTAACTTCTATCAAGATTTATCAAAATATAAATTTAGCTCTAGCGGAGGTATTATTAGATAGTATGATTGAAGACATTTTAAAATATAAAATTAACGATAGAGAATTATCTCTAAAAGTAGTTTCGGAGAATATCATACGTGGAGCTAATAACGTTCTTTATATGGATGACGGTCGATCTATTTTTAATTCGTGGGAAAAAGACGGTTATTGTATTCGCGAGTTTTTAAATAAAGCGTTATTTACTTCATTCTATGAGTTTGTTTATACATACATATTAGCAAATCTACAAAAAATAAAAAGCATAGAGACGAGTAAATTTACATTAGATAAGTATCATGAATTTGTAGATGACAAAGAGCATTTACAGCTATTAAGTTATGTTGCAGCAGGTAAATTTGGTATATCAGGCATTCCTCTCTCTTTGCTTCCTTTTAGTCATGACCATTTTAATGATATAGTAAGCTTTAATTGTAATAAAAAATTTTCCTGTAAAAAAAGCTTATATTTGTTCTTTAAGAATAAACATTTTTGGTTAAGAATTGTAAGGCCGAAGAGTAAAGATAATAACCCTCCTCATAGAGATTGTCATTTAAAGAGAAATAGAAAGATAATTAATATCTACGCACCTATTGCAGGTAGTAATGATATGTCTTCTTTGCCTATTATTCCTGGTAGTCATTACTGGCCAGATAGTGCTTTGCGAATTACTAAAGGTAAAGCATTTGTAGAGAATGTACGGTTTACTAACCCCGCTATTGTAAGTTCGGATTACGGTCTTAATATGATTACTCCAAATCCTAAGTTAGGCGAATTAATGATTTTTACACCCTATGCTATACATGGAGGTGGACGAAACTTTAATGATGATTTAACGCGCATGTCATTAGAAATGAGGTTTTGGCCTTTATGATAAACAGGATAATGCAAGTATTTGAATTTTTAGTAGAAAAATATACTCCTACACCTGTATATTATGATATAACAAAGTTTTCTATAGTATCAGATTTGGTAAAGAATAAAAAAATATTTCTTAAAGAATTAAATGATGTTTCAGGAATAAAATTTAAAGATATTTCTGCCCATACAGCTCCAGATAAGTATTTTAAAGACTCTAATTGGACAGTCTTCTTTCTTATTGCTTACGGTAATCCTATAGAAAGTAATATTTTAAAATGCCCTAAAACTTATAATATTTTGAGTAAACACAGTAATATAAAAACCGCTATGTTTTCTATATTGCCCCCTAACTCATATATGGAATATCATCGTGGCCCGTATAAAGGGGTTTTAAGATGTCTCTTTAAACTTAAGCTTGAAGATAAAAGCGGTGATGTGGGCCTAGACGTTATGGGCAACACTCGACAGTGGAATAATACCGAGTGTATTATTTTTGATGATACATTACAGCATAAAGCATGGAACTATTCAAAAGGAAATAGAGTTGTTTTATTTTTAGATTTAATTAGGCCTCTACCCTTTCCTTTGAGTCTAATTAATAGATTTTTTCTTTATCTTATAAGTAAAAATAAAAGAATTAGAGATATTTACACGTTTTATAAGCAACAGAATAATCTAAAGGATTAATGAAATCTGCAGTTGTAACGGTTTTAAACGATAATTATATTCTTGGCGCGCTTACTACTTTTTATAGTATAGTTAAAAACACTCCGGGATTTAAATCTGATATTATTGTTTTAGACTGGGGTGATTTAAGCGATTTAAATAAACAAAAGCTTAAAACTATCTATAAAAATACTTTTTTTAAGCCTATTGAAACCTCACTTTATGAAAGATGTGAATATGACTCTACAAATCGTAAATGGCTATATAATTGCAATTATAGGTTTGAAATATTTTGTCTAAAAGAATATGAAAAGGTAATTTTTATTGATACTGATTTTCTTGTTCTAGAGAGCATTCAACCTTTAATTGAATTGGATTGCAATTTTGGGGTTGTTAAATCAATTTCTGAATATATTCCGCAATATGTCGGTGAAGACTGTTTTGATGCCGGTCTTATGGTTATAGGTAAGGAATATCTTAATGAAAAGGTAAGAAGTGAACTAATTGAATTAAGCTTATCTCCTGCTCCGCTAATAAAAAACGGTACTAATTTATGGGCTAGTGATGAGCCAATTCTTAATACATATTTTGAAAATAAAAAAACAATGCTTCCTTTAAAATATAATTTTCTTACTTCTTTATTAGATGCTAATACGTGTATTAACAACAATAATTTTCAGTTTAATGGTCCTAAAAAACCTTGGACGTCGACAAAGCTTGAAGATTGCTTTAATGATCATACGCGTCTCCGTATTATTGACGAGCATGGAACGGGGATTGGATTGCTGTCGTTGTTGAGATTACATAAATTGTATTTAAAATATATGAACGAAGCTATAGCTTTGTCTATATGATCAATAAGAAAATTTTAGCGGTTTTTCCACATGGTGATGACGAGGCGCTAGGTATGGGCGGCACATTATATAAACTATCAAAAAATAATGATATTACTGTTGTTATTTGTCGTGGAGAAGAAGATGAAAGAACTGCACAACAATTTAAGGATATAGAAAAAGCAAAAAGCGTGCTTGGATATCAACAGTTATTAAGGTTAAATTATACAGAAGAATATCTCTATAATAACGGGTTAAAGCTTTTTAAGAATCTCGAAAATATTGCTCATGAGGTAAATCCAGAAATACTCTTTATTCCATTTTGGGGAGATGTACATCAAGATCATAAGAGAATTTTTGAGCACATGATACGCTCTTCTAGAGTGTGGGGATTTAGTAATATAAAACAAATATATTGCTGTGAAATTATAAGCAGTACAGATCAAGGGTTTCCGCAAAGCTATATGAAATTTAATCCAAATTTTTATATTAAACTGACAAAAGAAGATATTAATAAAAAAATTCAAGCATTACAATGTTATAAAGGTGAAATTAATAATCACCCACATCCAAGAAGCGCAGAGGGTATACGTAATAAAGCGCTGCAACGTGGTTCAGAATGTAAGATGCAATATGCAGAGGCATTTATGTGTTTAAGATACTTTTATGAGTAAGGTCTTAATTGTTGGTCATGGATATGTGGGTTCAGCTGTTTCGTCTATTTTTAACACAACAGAAAAAACCATTATTGATCCAAAAATAAATAAAAATAAAATTAGTGACTTTAGAAACGACCAATTTGATGTGATTTTTGTTTGTGTTGATACACCAAGAAATCAAAAGTTTAAAACGTTATATACGGTGTTATCTGATCTTAATAAAACCTTTACAAATACTATTGTTTGCTGTAAGTCTACTGCTACACCCGACTTTTACCACAATGCAGAGAAGCAATTTAAAAATATAAAATTAATCTTTTCTCCCGAATATCTTTCACATAGAACAAATATTATTGATTTTAATAATCAAGATTTTCTTATTTTAGGGGGTAATAAAAAAGCATGCGTTAAGGTCGCGACAATTCTTAAAAAGCGTTTAAAACGCCTTAAGGATATTAGTTATACAGATATTAAAACCGCAGCATTAGTAAAATATACTGAAAATGCGTTTTTAGCCTATAAAGTAACTTTTTTTAACGAGATGTATCTAATACATCAAAAAATAAACTGTGGTTCGTCTTTCAACGAGTATACGCATCTCGTTGGTTTAGATAAGCGAATAGGAATAACCCATATGCAGGTACCTGGGCCTGATGGTAAATTTGGCTGGGGAGGTCATTGTTATGAAAAAGACAACTACGAATTTCAAAAGTTTTCTTGTAGTAAATTAATAAAATATATTAGACATTTAAATAGTAAGCATAGAAAATGAGCCTTCTTGTACAATTATACAAGCAAAAATTAAGAAAAGATCTAAACGCAGTTAGGAATAAGCTTCCTGAGACAGTTTATAATTTCTTTTTATCGTTTTTTATTAACTATAAACTTGCGGACGACGATGGGTTGAAGTATGTAAAAGATGCATATAAAAGTTTGAAGTGTTTATCAGAACACATTACTTGGTTTGAGAATGAAAATATTATTATTCATAAAGATACTATTTTTAGCTTTGATGGTGAAATAAAGACTATTTTTGAAGAAGCAATATCGCCAAATCCAAAATACGTTATATCACAAAGAAGTATTGAGGAGTATGCGTTGTTAAGTGATGAAGCTTTGGTAACTGCTACCTCTCCTGTAATATTAATTAAGGATCAAAATAACCATTTTATTTTAATGGATGGATACCATAGATTAATTTCAAGATTTAAAGATACTAATCGTAGTAGTGCTTCAATTACATGTACGTTTGGTCTATTGAAAGGCATAGATCATAACATAAATATTCCTATGAGAGACATGAATGTCATTATTGAAGAGTTCTTTAATTTAGATCTCCCTTGCCCGGGTGAAGTACCAATGTGTGAAAAAGTTCGTGCTGCATACAAAGAAGAGCTTGATAAGTTAATGAGCAACCCTCAAGGCTGTTCACAGTGCGCAAAGAATGGATTAAAATCAAGATTTATGGAGAGTGTATGGAAGGAAGCAATTTCGTCTATTACGTCGAAGGGCTCTTAATAACTCTATCAGCATTGTTGCTGTGGTTTTATAGTCCTCTTCAAGTTACTTTAGCGCAGGTCTTTATACACAAGAATTTGTATTCCCATGATCAAGTCAATACGGCAATCATGATAAAGAGCAAATTCCTAGCTAAACTTCTTGGTTGTTTTATATGTTGCTCTTTTTGGACGTCTTTGGTAGTTGGATGTTTTTTTACGCTAATAACTGATGTTCCTAAGTATTTTCCTCTTCTTACGTGGTTTACTTACCCCTCTATTTGCTACCTTTATAAGTCGATCATTGACCGTCGTTCCTGAAGTTAACGTAGTACTTCATAAATCTACGAACATACCTTCGTTCGAACCTTCGTGCATCTTTTTCATATTTGTTATGCCAATATGCATGGGTGTTTTTATCTACATCTTCTTGTGTATATTTTAGTTGGTTATCCTTGATCTTAAAGATTTTAGATTGCATCCAGTGTCTAAATTCATGTAGAAAGTGCAAAAAAATAACAAACTTCTTTTGCCTATAAGATTTAGCTTTAGGATCTGGATCACTACAAATGCGTATTTTATTTGTACCAAATATATAACTACTTTCATACGGACTATCGACCTGAAGTACTAAAGTTGTCTTTTTATATTTTTTGCATTTATAAATGTCTGCAAATAGTGCTGTAATGGCAAGTGATAGCGCGTTATGATCAACTCTATATTTTGAGAGCCAGTGTTTTGTCTTGCTTGTTGGCTTAACTTTTATTACCCACATAAAAAATATTCTTGAACTAGAGCTTTCATCGCATATAATACTTTTATGTTATTTATTGATCGCTTCACCGCAGTTATAAAAGATGCACATGGTAAAAGAATTAAACGTGTCCGCGTGGATGCTGACGATGTGTATCAAGCTCATAAATCTGCTTCAGAGCAATGTAATGAGCTTTCACAAGATATCTTAAAGATCTTGGACGCAGAAGGCAACACTGCTTATACACTTGAAGGTGGATTTGTTTATTAAGTAAATATATGCAAGAAGTACAAGTAAAAGAAATAACCTCAAACCTTACTATCTCAGATATGAGAGCAATAAATACTCTTATAGAAGGAGCAGCGGCAAGAGGTCTTTTTAAACCATCAGATTTTAATTTATTTGGAAGCATATACGAAAAAATAAGCGCGTTGCTCAAGACGGAAAATGATTTTACTAGCTAACTCTAATGAATAAAATTACCCTGGAGAAGGTTTATTCCTCGGGGGATAATTATCACGTAAAATTTCTTATTAATGGAAATGATGTTGGTATTCTTTATCTTAAAGAAGAAGAAGCAAACATTCTTTTAGATTCACTTCGTCACGGTGTTCGTAATTCCGAAACTATAATTGACTCCAATATTTATGATTCCGATGATGAAGATTTTGACATTGATAACGATCAGTAAAAAGAATAAATATATGTGTGAAGTCGACATCGCTGAGCGTAGCGGTTTGCGAAGAGTTTACTAACACTTTATTGGTGGACAGTAAACGCGGAAGCATTTTGTTTAATATTGATAAGGATTGGTTTGATATTTTAGATACCCGACTCAAGCAACTTGGCTACACTTTAGTGCACAAGTCTAAAATTGGTGAAGGTTATACTTGCACATATACGTTTAAGGGTTAGTTGATAATACTTTCTCTTGTCTTATAATATATTATGCTCATTTTTGATCCCAAGAGGCACGTTTACCGTAATCAGTTTACTTTAGAAGAATATATTTCAGTTACAACATTAATCTCAAAGTATAAAAAGCCTTTTGATGTTGATGCCGTATCAAAGCGTGTTGCAGACCGTGAAGGAGTAACACAAGAAGAGATTAAAGCACGTTGGAAGAAGATTAATGAAGATAGTAAGGTCTATGGGTCTAACTTTCACAGTGCCATTGAGCAGTATAATAAAGACGGTACTATTGAAGAGGGATATGAAGATGCTATTGAGAGCTATGTAGATCTAGGTATTGTAGATCGAAAGGACGAACTATTAGTTGAAGAGAAAGTGTATAATCATGAATATAAGCTAGCAGGTACCGCTGATATTATTCGTGTTGAAGAGAACGGTGGGTTCAGTGTGTTTGATATTAAAACCAATAAGAAGTTTAACCTATATAACCAATACTCTGAATATCTTTTAGCTCCTTTTAATCATTTAACAGCATGCGAATTTACAACCTACTCCCTTCAGCTTTCTCTTTACGCTTATATGTATCAAAATATAACTGGTAGAAAAGTTAACCAACTTGGAATTTTCTATTATGATAGAGATTCGAAAAAGTTTATATATTACCCAACGCCTTATCTTAAGACAGATGTTAAATTAATGCTTGATCATTATGAGCCGAGTTGATTGGGATAGGCATGCTCTTTTATTAGCTTGGACAGCTACCCGGCGTAGTGAAGATCCATATATGAAAGTTGGAGCATGCGCGCTTGGTCATAATAATGAAGTTCTTGGTGTTGCTTATAATGGGCTTGCAGCTGGTAAGAAAGTACAGTCAGAATTTTGGAACGATAGAAATGCTCGTCGACCTTATATGATTCATGCAGAGGCAAATTTACTAGCTAGAATATCACATGGACAGGCTAAGACAATGGCAATAACGTTACAACCCTGTACCTGTTGTGCACAAGCAATTGCTGGTCACGGTATCAAGAAAATTATCTACACATTAAAATATGATTTCGACAAAGGCGGGTTAGATGTTCTAGATTTTTATGGAATAGAGCATAAATGTATAAGTAAAGAAGAGATAATAGGTGAATTAAAAAAGATATGAACTTTATAGATATTCTTTTACAGAACAGTCAAGCTAAAGAAGCAAAATTAGTAGGACCAGCTACGAAAGCGAGTACCAACCCTGAAACCGGTGTAACAATTCTTAACCCTGCAGCTTTTCACGTAATTCAGGATTGTGCTAAGCTTACATTGAAATATATACCTCATTATGTATTCGGGCTTTATGCAAATCCATTTGAATCACTTAAAGGCAAATTTCAATACGGCGATATTGTAGAGTTTGTAAGAGCTGCTTTATCAGATATGGTGTTGAACCAACTTCTTGTTTTAATTACAGAGAAGATTAAGAAGGCATCATCAACATTGTCTGCAAGCTCTGCTGATCCTTATGGTGACTACGAATCATATAATTATAATGATAAAGAACAGACCGCAATTGTATTGCTTTGCAACGCTTTTGGAGTAAATATTCCTAAATGAAATTAATCTCACCATTTCTTAAAATTCAACAGCAGCTAAGAATTTTTCATTGGCAAACTGAAAGCTATGCACAACATAAAGCTTTTGGAAAAGCATATGAAGCATTAGATGATCTCATTGATACTTTTGTAGAGACTTATATCGGAAAATATGGCAAGGTTAAAGCCAAGCTAACGTATAGTATTGAACTCGACAATCTTACTGACAGCTATATGACCTATATTAATGATTATATTACATATCTTCTCTCTCTTAATAATGAACTGGATTCTTCTAAGGATTCTGATTTACTCAATATCCGGGATGAAATGTTAACTGTTTTGAATAGATTGAAGTATTTGTTATCATTATCGTGAACGACAGAATAAATACTTTCATGAAAGATTGTGTATGGTTTCGTGCTGTACTTTACTTTTTGATCGCTTCTTTACCGCCGCTTATTGCCGAGCTCGGTAAGTATAAAACGTTTGATGACATTTCACCTATAGCTAAAACAATTATTTTTGCAAATTGTGTTTTCCAAGGTATTATTGCAGTTCGTGCTTTTGTCGATCAGTCAATTAGCCGCGCATCTAATGATAAAAAGAACCCTAAAAAGGTTGAACTAATAAACGGATAAGCTAAATAATTACATGAACAAATTCCTTCCTTTTATCTTAATTCCCTTTCTTGTTGCGGGATGTGCAACAAACAATACCGGTGGTAATGCTACTGTTGGTGGTACTACGCCTAAGCAAGCAGTAGAAAATGCTCTCCCTTATATTGCGCCGGCTGTTACTCTTGCTTGTACTGTGGTATTAGAACAAGCAGTTTCAGGTGATGATAGAGTCCAAAAAGCTAAGATGATTAATAATGTTGCTACTATTGTTGAAGGATTAACAAACGGTAATACACCAACCCCCGATCAACTGCAGAAAGCTCTTACCGATTATCTTCCTCAAGATAAGACACATTGGGCTAAGTACGTAGTTGTTGTTAAAGATATCTATGCCGCTCAATTTGCTAAGCTTAATGGTGATGCAAAACTTGGTGTTGATGTTCTTAATGCTATTGCTAAAGGCTGTAAGACAGCTACTGAACAATACGTAGACTAATGGGTAGTATATTTACCGCTGTAATAGGAGCCATAAGCGGGATATTCCAGGCTATTAATAATGTGTTTGGAGCTAAGAATACAAAGGAAATGAAAGACCGTCAGCAGCAACAAAAAGAAGTTGCTTATGAAAGTGAAATTGAAAAAGCAGTAAAGGAGAAAGATGTTAAAAAAATTCGCGATTCTCTCGCTGAGTAGTCTTCTACTTTGCTCATGTACTACAGTTACACCAGATAAGGTATCAGATGAAATTGCTTCTTATGATGCTTCAACGCCTTCGGGGTATGATGTCCAGAATTCTGGATTTATTGGTTTTCTTGATGACGGGCGTGGCATTATAACACCTTTTGGTTTGCTTCGTTATAATACATTAATAAAAACGTATAAGATTCGCTTTAAAACGTATAAAGGGGTAGATTTAGATGTTAATGCAGGTATTGAAGAATTTACGGATAAAAAAGGTAATAAGCTTTATATTATAAACCAACAGCATTTAGTATATTATGCAATTCTCAATAGCTGGCGTAAAGATGGTAAAGAACCGGATTCTATTTGGGATAAGGCAAAAGAACTCGTAAAATAATATAAATAATAGTATGAGAAAGCTCATACTAACGTTGCCTTTAATTCTATTAACTAGCTGTGGACCAACAAAATGTCCTGTTTCATCATTTCCTGCAGAAGATAGGGAAAGATATAATACCGAAGAACCCACTCTTCAATCTGCTGAAGATGCAATGAAAACTAAGTTTGACGAAAACTCTTTTAATAGATGAATAATCGATTTGATTGGATTATTAAGTTTGTTTTAGACGCAGAAGGCGGGTATACTAATGACCCCGATGATCCTGGTGGAGAAACAAATTATGGAATTGATAAAAGAAGTCATCCAGACATTAATATTAAGAAATTAACTGTTGAAGAAGCAAAAGATATCTATTTTACAGAATACTGGGTAAAGTTTAATTGTGAGCAATTTGCAAAACCTGTTGGAGAAGTATATTTCGATTGTTGTGTGAATACCGGTGCAAAACAATCTAATAAATTCTTACAACGCGCTGTAGGTACTAACCCAGATGGTATTATTGGGCCTAAGACGCTAGCAGCTATCCATAGTGCAGATGCCTATAAACTTGCTTTTAAAGTTATTGATCAACGCCAAACTTTTTACGAGAATTTAGCCTATAATAAAACGAGTTTAAAGAAGTTTCTAAAGGGCTGGACGAATAGGAATATAAATCTCCGTAACTATATTGCCTAAATAATATTATACGAAAAGCTTATATAACTTCTGTAAGAGATTAATAAAACCCCTTGTTATATTAAGTGTTTTTAGTGCTATAACCTACGTATCCTTTATTGTTGGTATATTAGAAGGTAAACGTGTATACGGTACATCTTCTAAGTTTTATACAGATTTACCCAATTCCTGTTTTATTGAAGCTTTGATACATTCTTCTCGTGCCAGTCTAATTTTAAAGAGTGATGTGCATGCATATTCGTCAATATACGGGTTCACGTACTATCTTGGGGATGATAAAAATAATAAACAAATATTTGGACATGCTGTATCCATATTTGAGTATAAGAACAAATTATGGATGTATGATCCAGTGTGGGGCACCATGCTGGTAGGCAAAGCTACTGCTAGAAGTCAGTATGAGAGAATGTGCACAGAGTTTATTGAGAAATGTTATAGATACAAAATAAAAAAATGCTTTGTAGTAGATGATTGGTTTGTGCCTGTGCATATGGATGAAACAAATTAAGGGCATGTCAAGCTTAAATAATAACATATGAACATGTATGTACATGCATTGCAGCAACATGACAAGAGGCCTGTGCAACCTGTTGTGATTGCATGCAATAACAGACAACTGCAAAAAAAGATCATTTATGAGAGCATGCTTGAAGAAGAAAGAACATTGCATGCACATTCAGCAGACAATGCCACAGGAGGATATGATGGTGGCGCAGTTAATTTTAGTTATGATAATGAAATAACTTATGGGGGACCTGGAAATGCCATTATCTTTGAAGGTGATTATTTGACTTACAGTGCTTAACTCATTACTGAGTATGCAACTTTGTTGGTGGTAACGGTAGTGTTTCGGGCAAGAACTCCGGCGGCGTTCGCGAAATTCACATTTTCAAACAAAACCAGTGAGTATGGAAAAGTAGCCAGACTGGCCGAAGCCACCCCATTGATGGCCTTGGCTCCAGATCCAGTGAGAATGTTGAGCCCACATGTGCCAATGGATGTAAGAGAACCTGCAGACAAAGTTATTCCATGTCCAGTGGAGCGATTGTTGGTTAACAGAGTTTGAGCCACAGTGATATTAAACCCAGAAGCGCCATAATTACCCCCTGAACATTTGATCATGTGTGTTGCATCGCCCTCCAGCTGACACCGAATAAAGTTTAATTTGCCTTCACTAGCTGCAGCAAACATGCTGTCACAGGAAGCAGAACCTCCTGTGGAATCACAATCCACCATGTTGCAAGTGCCATTAATTGCCACAATTCCCCCACCAGTAGCAAAAGGACTAAATTGACACAGTTGCCCATTAACTACACTTGATGCTCCTGTGTTATTAATATTTACCCCAAAAGAACTGGGGCTTCCATTTTGTAACCAAACAGATTCCAAGAATACTCTCAAGGGAACAGCTCCACCCAGCACATCAATGCAATTGCCACTGGTCACTTCAGGTTTGAGAATGGCCAAATTTGTTATGCCAAAAAAATTGTCAGTTATTGTGCCTGCAGTAGGAGCAATGGTGATGGTGCCATTCAAATACAATGGAGCTCTTACACCAGAATTGGTGAACCCTTGCAACCCTACATAACCTGTGTCCATGGTGAGATTTTCTGTGATGCTACTGAGCAAGTTAATGTACTTGGGATTGAGCATGGCAGCTCCAATTTTTGCAGCTGCATATGCTGCACTCAATGTTTTGTATGGTGTTAGTATGTTGCCATCTTGTGTGTAATTATCAGTTCTGTTGGCATCAACAAAATATTGACTGGTCACTGGCACTCCAATAGGAGCAGCACTCAATGCATTTCTTATGCCTGCAATGGTTGCTGGGCTGGCTGTTGTTAATTCAATTTGTGCGATAAAAGCCTGTCTGGTAATATTACTTAAGCAAATGTGTGTAATTAAGTTGAGTCAAGCTTAAATTAAATGGGTGTAGCTTCAAATGGGTTGGGTTTGGAGTTAACTGGAGGAACAAGATTAGGGTTCTGTGGATTGCTAGGAGGCGTGCTTGAATTGGCAGTTTCAACTCCTGCAGCTGTGTCCATTTCTGCCACATCAGGAGCATTACCACCAGTCTTAGCCAAAGCAGTGGCACCATCCATCTTGCCAGACATCACATCATTAATATCACTAGCAAATGAAATGCCTGCTTGTTTGGCAATGTCTTGTGCACCTGTCACGCCTTGGATTGCAGCTGCATTGGCCAGAGGAGTCAAACCTGCTTCAGTGAACAAAGGTGATGCTTCAGTCATTGCTTTCACATCCACAGGACGAGGCACAGCAGATGTCAAGCCCCCTGGGGCAGCAGCAATGCCTTCACCAGATTGCAATGTGACAGTTTTGCCATTTGCATCAGTCACAGTCACCCCTGCAGTGGTCTCCACCACAGCAACATGAGCTATGCCACCTTTCACATCAAACAACACAGTGCTGCCAGCAATAGCAGCAGTGACACCACCTGCAGTCACAGTGATGGGTGCTGTGTCTGGATCTTTGGACACCAGAAACTTACCATCCCCGCATTTGATCAAACGCTCTTGTTCCTGGAATGAGAATACAGAATGTTCTCCTATGCGTGTCACAGACTTGTCATCAAATGACAATTCACACATGCTCTTGTCTCCTGTACCTACTTGAGTGTTTGATTCTATTTTATTGTTTACAATTGCAGTTACTTTATTTGTATCCTTAAGGTTGTAAACATCATTTTTTACGAATGATATAACAGAAGCAGTAGCA